CAGTCATGACACAAGAAAAGCTCCCTCACAGGAAGGAGCTTTGTCTACAGTCTGAGACGGTTGTAAGCCGTCTTTTATCTGTTTTCAAGTTCAAAAATTGCCCACCGCAGGGCGGCGGCTGTCTCTGTGTCGTGTTCTCGTTCCGCACACTCTAACAGCTTGTAAAGTCTTTCAAGGTTCTTTTCTTTCATCCTGGCAACCTCCTATTTTTAATTTTTGGGTAAATTTCACCCATAAAACCGCCGCCGGTAGTGATCCGGCGGGCATCCTCTGCGGCGGCTATTGTTCGATGATTTCAAAGCATTTTTGTATTTCTTCCAGGCTATGACAGCATTCCCCGCCGGGATAGCGATATATAGCCATATAATCTCCACCGCCTAAAGGTTGCATATCTTTCAAATACGCTCTAAAACCTCCGTTTCCTTTTATGATATTTGGGTATCCATCTTTTCGCATTTTTTCAATTCTTGTCATGTTCCTATTCCTCCATATTTTCAATTTTTCCCGTTTCCGGGTAAAAGCAAGCCGGGACTCGATCCCGGTTGTAAGCCTGTCTTACTTGCTTAACTCTCTGTAATATCTGATGATGTACCAGGCAGCAATGTCGGAAAATAAAGCGGTTATAATTTCCATACTGTCAACCTATTATTTTGCCTTGCTTGCGTGTTTTTCAAGTTCCCTGAAAAGCAAACAGCAAGCTAATTTTTCGGATTCTTCCTCGGTGAATTTTTCCTTTTCTTCTTCTGCCTGCTCCAAGATTTTTCCCACCCAGTCGGATGCAGAACGTAAATAAATTTCATCAGATACAGGGAAAGCGGTTGGAAGTCCTGACATCCAGTCAATAAATAATTCTTGACGGCTCATTCTCCTGCAATCATATTTTACTTTTTCAATGTAAAATGCGTTCATGATATCTTTACAAATATCGTTGTATTCTTTCTTCGCTTCCCTGCCGTTAAAGGTATAATATTCTTCCGCTGATTCGTAAGCGTCAATAATTTCCTTTTTTATGTTCTCCATTGCCTTTTTACAATTTGTTTTCAACATATTGCTTTTACCTTTTCACCCGTGTTATAATTTGAGTGCCTTTCTTTTTGGGTGCCGGTGTTCGCTTGGTAGGTGGTCACCGGCTTTATTTATTTGTTGAGATAACTATAACAGATATAAGGCACAAAAACAAGATGCAATAATATACAAATATAAGGCACAAAATAATCTTTTTTATTGTACAAAATGCATAAGGCACAAAAAGAAACATGATTATATTATAGTAGATAAAAAATAATATTGACATATAAGGCACAAACAAATATAATAAAGATACATTTATATAAGGAGGTGCAAACAATGGAGCGAAAAACAACAGACGCAACAAGGAAAGCAATTTACAAATACGACAACAAATTCGAACGGGTGAATTGCCGTTTTGCAACTGGCACAAAAGACCGTATCAATAAATTAGGTTATAAGAGTGTGAACGATTTTATAAAATTAGCTGTTGCGGAAAAACTGGAGCATGACGAAAAAATATTGAAATAAGGCACAAAAACATATTTACATATAAGGCACATAATGTTATAGTGATATCACAATATCAAACAAGTGATATCACACTAATGATGTCATGATATCACAGCCATGATATCACAAGAAAAGGAGGTGCTAAAATGGCGGAAACATTTAACCAAATGATTAGATTCCCGAAAGACCTAGAACCGCAGATCAAAGCGCAGGAAGAAAAGAACGGTATAAGCGTCAACCAGTTTGTTATAGGTGCCGTGATCGCAGCATTGCAACCAGTACAGCCGCAGGCAGTGACAGAGCAACCGAAAGAAACACCCGTGACAGGCTCTAAAAGCCCCATAGACGAGAAAATCGCACTCATGCAGGCAAATGAACGGCTACACGCTTTACAAGCCAAAACAGCGGCAGAAAGAGCCGCTAGAGAGCATGGAGAAGTTGCACCAGTCGTTAAACATCCTCCGAAATGGGCAGGCTTACCCGGACAGCGACCAGACGAAAGCAACGTTGAATGGGTAGAACGCAAGAGGAAAGAAGCAGAAGAAATTTACAAGCAAGGTATGGAACGAATACAAAGAGAAAAGGAGCAGAAAGCATGACAGGAACACCGGAACAGATCACAGAAAAGAAAGCTTACCGGATCCGGTCAAATGTCCGGCAGTTCTTCCGGTATTACCGGGAGCAACTGGAGCATACGGAAAAGCCGGCTTTAAAAGAATTTAACCGGGCAGAACTCCAAGCACTGGAGACAGTGCAAGCGGAAACGCTCCAAGCACTGGAAAGCATGACAGATGCAGAGTTATTGACCAGCAAAGCCGCATACGCTGACAGGGCATTAATTGACCGGATCACAGCGAGAGCGGAACGGATCAGAAGGACAAGTAAACAAATAGCATAAAAGAAAGGTTTAAAGGTGGAAATTATGAGAATTAACGGAATCGGAACGGTAAGAAAAGAAGAAGCAATGAAGATATTAACAAGAGATGGTCGGGAAGCTGTAAAAAGCGGAGAAATTACACCGGAAGAACTAGGACAGATGTATAAATTGGAGCAGATCAAGAAAGCTTCAAAAATAGGTCACTGCGGGGATACGTTCCGAGCGAATTATGACAGAATCCCGGAGGACCTGAAAGACCAGCTTACACCGGACCAGCTCGGCCGGCTTGTAGATGCCTTTTATAAGTGCTACGGAGAGGGAAAAAACGATAATAGAGATTAAACAGCAAGAGAGAGGATAAAACCTCTCTCTTTTTCTGCGTAATTACAAAAATTACAATTGTTTCAATCCTTTATCCTCCCGGAGTTGGCGGGAAGATCTTCCGGCATCCATCCACACCGGAAGACAAAACAGTTTTTTTGCTTTACAAGAAACATAATTATTTCAACCCTTGCCCGCTGGAATCGGTAGCGGGACCATCACAGCGACCATCTACGCTGTGAGACTGTTAAAAGCATACCACACAACGCTTATATTGTCAAATATTTAAGCAGGTTGTTACACCTGCTTTTCTTGATCTATTTTCACTGCGACATTTTAACGTGTTAAATTTTGTAGACAAATTGTAGACAAATTGTAGACGCAAATTAAATAAAAGGAGATTAGATAAAATAAAGGTTAGATAAAATAAAAATAAATAAGAGCAGAAAGACATTGTATAACCAAGTATATATAAATACTAGAGCTGACCAGCTACCACCAAACACCCATCTGCAAAAATCACCTGTCTGTCTGTCAAATAACCCCATTTGTCAAATTTAACCACATGATATTTTTTAATCGCATGATTTTTTATTGCTCAAGATCACCGGCAGACATACCACAATAACAAATCGTCAAATGCGTAAAAGGTTGTGATATTATGTTGTGGATTTTTTAATAGTCCTTGTGTTATGATTAAATCAGTTAGGGAGCCGACGCTAACACGGTGCGAGTGACAGCGGTGCAAATCCACCCCCCTCTGGATATACAGCCGCCCAGATTGTAACCAAGACCACCGGAGCCGACAGACCGGAAACGATCAGAAGTCACTAGCTGATCACTTTTTTAGATTTATGTTTTACTGATACACGTTGAGGAGATCAAAAAAACATGGGTTTATTAAGTGACGCCTAGTGATTTTTTATGCAGATTTTTAGGAGGTGCAGAGCATGGAAAAAGTCGAAAACACAGAAACATCCCAGGTATATGAAAATGACATGGAATTATACCTATCCCAGTTCTGCAAGGATCAGAAAATCGAGGATATTAGACAAGAGTCTCAAAGCGTCTGGAATGCTGCTCTTATGTATATTAAACGTCATGCATTTAATGAGCCTGATTGTCTCAAGTCTAAATCCCTTGTAAATACTACTGGATCATTTACAGGTGGAGTTAGTAACTATAACGCTTATAACTATGATTTAGTTAACCGTATATGTGATTATTATATATATATGTGTATGATGTATGATAAAGAGGTATCAGCTATAGGATTTAGCTTATTAACAGGTATAGACAGATATACAATAGCTACATGGAGAGATGAGGGGACTAAATTAAGTCCATCGTGTTCTGACATCGGCAAAAAGATATCGGATTTCCGTGAAGAGTCTTTAAGCGCAAAACTTGCCACAGCAAAGCGCAACCCTGTTGGGATCCTGGCAATCCTAAATCGCCACTACGGTTGGAACCTTCCGGGAGTATCGAGAGAGCAACAGAACCACAAGCAAGCGTTGACCGCTTCGGATCTGCCACAGTTAGGTGGTCAAATAAGACAAAATACATCAATGTTGACCGATTCCGGAGCGTATGACGATAGCAACGTAGATGCGAATGAGTAGCAACAACTTTAGAAACGTGCAGAAATATGGGATAGTTAAGGATGTATCAATAAAGACTGCGTGAAGCGCGAATTTTGCGCATAGTTGAAATATGTTGGTGATGATGGGGAGGGGGTTTATAGAAATTCGGAAACCAGCCCTACTAAGTCCAGTAAACTACCCAAAAAATAAAAAGGCTTCGACAGGAGGTGATACTAACATGGAGTTATCTTACACACAAAACAAATTGCAATTTAACAGACCGTCATTTAAGGACGAACTTAAAGATAAGCTTGGAACAGTTTGCTGTAACTGTGGAAGTAATTTGGATGTAGAGTATCACCATGTAGTGCCTTTGGCATTGGGAGGAACAAACAATATAGGGAACATTGTACCTCTTTGCCATGTTTGCCATCAAATTGCACATGGATCATTAAACATAAGGGTCATAAAAAGAGCGGAGAAAACAGGAAGACCTAAAATGTTGCCGGTATCAAACTATTTAGAAATTTTAGAGGAGTACAAAACTGGAAAGATAGGCAAGAAAGAATGTGAGCAAAAACTAAACATTTCCGGTGGAAATAAGCTGTCGGACAAGTGGTACTACAAAGAATACCTGAGAGACAATCACATCAAGGTTATAAAAAACCGAGTTGATATGCTTAGTATTCCAAAGTGCCAGAAAGTGGATCATTCTGCAGAACCGATTGCAAGAGTGATTTATGATGACGGAAGGGAAGAAAAGTTTTACAGAGAATGTGGATGATTTTCAAAAAAATCTCAAAAATAAAAAAGCCCTTTAGGAGGTACAGCGCATGATTTTCATTTACATAGTTTTAGCATGGATACTGGTTCAATTACATGCTCCTGCATGGGTATATATCCTGTTCATCATCGGAGTATTTTTAAGAGCAATAGTCACTGGTAGAGATTAAGCGTATGCAGATATTTGGGAAAGAAATAAAAGACGAATGTTCAAAATGTGGTGAAGTCCTGCAATGCGAATTGTTTCTGCAAGGTCATGGGATTAAGAGAGACCGTGAGAACGTTACGGAAATGGTTAGCTGTCAGATGAAGAACCAAAAGAGCAGACTTGATAAAGAGCCTAAAGAAGATTTGCCAGTTAAGGAGAAATGCGAATTGCCGCCGGAGATTAAAGAGATTTACACAGAGGTTTGGAAAATTCATAAAGAGTGTGCTAATCCGAAAACGGATGATGATTGGTCGTATCTTATTCGGCAAGGCAATCTGCTGATTAAAATGCACAACAATAGCCAGTTTGCTAAAGCACTGGTAATGGCAATGATAGATGAAATTGAAGGAAGGACGAAGAAAAAATGCTTGGATTCATGATTTTAAAAATAATGACAACATTGGTATTGACAGTTTTAGCAATATCCGGTGCATGGTATGCTCCAAAACAGAAAACAGCATCAGACGGAGTAATTTTCTTCGCGTTTGCAATGTTCCTTGCGTTTGGAATAACTTTTATGTGGGTATAGCCTATGTGGTTACCGGAGATTATGCGAATTATCCCATATCACATCGTTGAATGGTTTAAATTCATAAAGCCATTGTTATTGCCGAATATCCGGTGTTGTGTTGGCATTGGATATGTGGCAGAAAAATCAAGGCATCAAGAGTGTATGGAGCCTGCGTGTGGAAAATGACAAATACTTCCCCTGTTTGAAAAAGTACCATGCGCAGGCGTGACAATTTTGAATAAAGTGGTTCACGAAAATAATCCGGGAGCAGATGGTCTCTCTCCCGGAGTTTAGGGCTATCGCCAAGCGGTAAGGCACAGCACTTTGACTGCTGCATCCCAGGTCCGAATCCTGGTAGTCCTGTTTCGCAGATGTTTTCTTCTTTCGGTCTTTGCCATCTGCGAATATTCCATCTACATGGAAGACTCCTTTCACCTCATAGCGGAATGCTGTTAAGAGCCGTCGCAAGGCTCGTGAGGGTTTAACCGGTTTATGATAGTCCGGTTTTCGCGGAATACCGTTGTAGGTTTTAATTCGTGGGTTGTCAGTAAAGACATTAAAATCCCGCACAGCCATTGCGGACATAAAATTGGCGTAGGCGGTTGGGTCGCTCCCAACTAACAGGTAACTGGCGGATGCCCTGCGAAAATAAAAATAGCCATAAGTGTTGCGCTGCGTCAGCGCCTTAAATGTAGGCATACAGCTTATGGAAACGCACATTGGGATGTAGCGCAAATGGAAAGAGCAGTGTCCTTCTAAGGCATAGGCTGTGGGTTCAAGTCCCATCATCCCAACTTTATCTTTATCTCCACTTAGTATGGTACTACTGCAATAGCTCCGGTCGATGGGAGATGTATGGATAGTAGTTGCTCATTATCGGTCAACGAAAAACACTTCTGCGAGTAGAATTTGCAGATTCAAAAGCAGTCGAGCCTTGTTTGGGTCGGGTGGGTTCAACTCCCACGGCAACTATTTCCTGGCTAAAACGTAATCCATAAAAGGTTTTACGGTGCGATTTCCATGCATAGCTTCAGTGGAAGAGCGGCATCCGCATAGGATGTGTGTCGGCGGTTCGATTCCGTCTGCATGGGTTACGGAGGATATGAGGATGTTTAGAGACTGCTCTGCTTGCAAATACTGTTCTGTCGATTATTCTTTTGATGAAGAAACAGGGGACGAATATCCCATTTATGAGTGTACAAAAGGTAATGATACGGATTTAGATTTTGAATGTAAAGATTTTAAGAAATATAAACCGAGGAAGTACGTTGAAAAAGATACGGAATGTGATATCTGCCAAAACGCCCATTTTTGTTCAAGCTTATCTGGTACTGCTTTTGACTGTACAAATATGTTTGATAAACATAGTCACGTTTTATATAATCGTGACTACTGTTGTAAGATAAATGGTTCAAAATGGAACGATATATTAAAATTGCGAGAATCAGGACTGAAAGATTCTGAAATTATAGAAAAAATCAGCAATGATAAATTAGAGGAAATGATTCGATACGTAAAAGAAAATGGTATTGAGTTGCCGGAACCAATAAAGGAGCAGTGCCGTAAAGCAGGATACGAGGTGTGAACATGTGTGAATTTTGTATGTATAAAAACAACAAACATATAATTTTTGGAAAAGAATTTGAAGTAAAAAAATGTGGACACGAAACAGATTTAACAAGTGCAGGAATCATGAGAAATAGAGATGATGAAATTCCCGGAATTGTAATTTATAAAAGGAATAGAGCTGCTGGATACTTTGATATTACATTTTGTCCGATGTGTGGCAGAAAGTTGGTGGAGGAATGAACGAAAAAACTATTTTATATATTTCTAAATCAGAACAGGATATACGAAGTTTTCTGAAATATCTTCAATCAAAATTGGAAGCAGAACAAAAGGAATGCACCTTAGATGAAAAACACGATATTTTAAGAGTACCAAATTATTACGATATTGTCGGGAAAAGTATTTACGGCAATAGACTTGGGACAGGATATGGATATTGCAAATATTATTGTTTTTCAGAAGCTTATGACAAAGAAAAATACAGCGATATGGAAAATGAAAAAGTTAAAGAAATTCTTATACACACAAGAGAGGGTGCAGAGGAAATATCTGAACATAAAATTCTGTATATGTTAGGTTTGGTTTGAAAGGTTGGTGGAGGAATGAAGCCATTAGAAGAAATATTTTTCAGAGCTTGCGTGAATGAGCAGAAAAGAAAATTACATTCTAGTGATCGGGAATTGAGCATAAGAACTATTGGTAATATTTTTGAAAGGCTTGGATTTTCGTACAAGCAGTTAATGTATTATGTCAGAAAGTGGTATGACAAGGGATTTTATAATTATGGAGTGACGCTTGACTTAGGCTGGTTTGAATTTGACAAGCTGACCGGAGAATATAAGCAGATTTATGATTATATGACAAGTACGGACGGATGGAAAGATGGAGAACTTGCAAATTATATTGTCAGTAATTCGTTTAATCGGGAAATGATAACAAATTTTGCATTGAAAAAGCATCTTGGAATTGAAAAAGATGAGGACTTCTTCAATCCATACAAAGAGGGGTAACTAATGAAACATATCAAAGAATGGAACACTTGCGATAGGTGCGGAGTAGAAATAAAGAATACACTTATTAGAAAAGGAAAAGCGAAAATTAAGTCAAAAATCCAAAAAGGTTACCATATTGATAGCTTGCTTGACAATTTTGGAATTATTTTGTACACAGAAGAAAAAGAAATTGACTTATGCCCTAAATGCCGGAAAGAGTTTAAGGAGTGGATGAAGAATGAATAACATTGATAATCCTTTATCCGGGTATCAATCGCCACCTAAAGAAGCATTGATAAATTTTGGTATAGATGTTTCAAAAGAAGCGGTAGATAAGTACGCTTTGGAAAATTTTGGAAGGATACCGCAAAGTTTTATTGAAAGAGATTTTGCAAGGAACTGTAAAGTGATGGAAGAAAGCAGAAGGATTGTGAAATAAAATGAAAGACACGATATTATACATCAGTGATAGAGAAGAAAGAGTAGTAGATTTCTTAAAATATCTTCAAAAGAAACTGGAAGATAATAAAAAGTGGTGCGATTTAGATTATCAGCACGATATTTTAAAAACTGAAAATTATGATATTGTTGGAAAATCATTTTATGGAAGTCGTTTAGGGTGTGGATATGGGCATTGTTTATATTACTGCATCGATGAAACAATTGATAAAAACAGAATGACGGATAAAGATAATCAACAACTAATGGAAATACTGTTTCATGTTAGAGAAGGAGCAAAAGAAGTATCCGAACAGGAAATATTATATATGCTTGATATGAAAGTAGGTGGATGAAAAAATGAGTATGACGGCAGTAATTGAGAGCATAGAACGTGATGCGTTTCGACAGGTCACACCTAAAAACATCGGTAATATTGAAAATGTAAAAATTGAATGTACAACACTGGGAGAAGACCCGATTGTAGTGGCAGATACAAAGGAAGACGAGGAAGCTTTGAAAAAATGTTTTTATGTAAAACTGTCCGAACATCGTTGTAGCAAATGCAACCGCCTGTTAGGTAAATTCAACGGACAGGCTGAAATCAAATGTCCAAAGTGTGGGAAAATCAATATAATCGGAGTAGAACGATGAAATTTTGTTTCGGAGATATTGTTGTTGTCGAGGAAAATCAGATAGGTGTTGTGGTTAAAAGCTGGTGTAAATCACTCTTAGGAGCAGAAGCAAGCCATGATGTGTATGTGAGAACGACAGGACAGATTGTAAATTACCCGGAATCGAAGATACAGAGGTATATGGTACGCCATAAATATCTTGATGAACAGGAAGTCGAGTGGAACAATAATGCCGTATATGGCAGATAAATATAGCATTTCAGAGCACCAGTCGTAGAGTGCATACGCAGAGAGCCAAATTTCCAAAATTTTAGGGAAGGAGGCTCTTTTATATTGGCAAGTCAGAGCCTTATATCGGCAGTAAACAGCTATGACAATTACATACAACGCAAGGGAATTGATGAACAGGTCATTGATGCGTACATACAGGCATTATCGGTTGCATTTCGGTCAGAAAATGATGTTAAGTACGGATTGCAGCAATCAGCAAAAACAAAGTCACTCATTGCAAAATATGTCAAAGAAAAGACAGGCGGAAGAGTTGCTGATTTGGAAGTATACGCAGGGGATAATGATACATCATATAAAATTTTAGATCAATTTTACAATGTTTTAATGTATGAATCAGCGTATCTAGTTGACAGCTTTTTTTATTACATTGAAGTTGATGAAAAAGACCCGTGGAGAAGATTTTATTTTCCAAGAAGAAACGTTTTGAAACCAGTAGTAGGAGCATATCAAGAAATTTACGATGGAAAACTGGATTTTCTATCAGTTTCCCAGCCAAAACGTACAGGAAAGACAACCGGAGGATTGAGACTGGCACAAATGATGGGTGGAAGAGACCCAGACGGAAGTATTTTCGGTGTTGGAAAAGGTGAAGGACTGGTAAAGAGGTTCTACGGTGGTCTTTTACAAGGATTTGAGACTGAAAGTACTTATCAGCGGTTTTTAAGTGTTTTTCCGGAAGCTACAAAAATAAGCAAAGATGGATACAAGAGCGCAGAAAACCTTTCCATAGACCTAAAAAGCAAGAATATCTTTCCAACATTTACTTGCCGACCTATTGATGGCGCAATCGTAGGTTGTACCGAAGCAAACGTGCTTGTCTATATTGATGACTGCGTAAAGAACCATGAGGAAGCAAGAAACAGAGACAGGCTAGAGTTCCTGTGTGAAAAGGTCACAGATGACGTTTTAGGACGTAGATTAGAGGGTACACCTATTATTATCCAGGGAACAAAATACAGCCTGTATGACCCTATTACAGCGTTACAGACCAAGGCTGATGAACTAGGGTGGAGATGGAAAGAGGTTGCAATTCCGGCACTTGACCCTGTAACGGACGAAAGTAACTGGGAAATATACCGTAAGGATAAATGGGGACTTAGAAAGATTTTTACAACGGACTATTATCGGAAAGAGAGAAAACTTGTTTCAGAGGAAACATGGGAATCTGAGTTTCAACAATCACCGTTTGAAGCAAAGGGACGTATGTTTGCTGAAAAGGAATTGAACTACTTTGAAGAACTTCCGATTGACAGAGAACCAGACGCAATCATGGCGGCCTGTGATAGCGCAGATAAAGGAGAAGATAGCTGCTCAATGCCTATCGGTTATGTGTACGGAAACGAGGTCTACATAGTAGATGTTGTGTTTGATAATGCAGGAACACAGTTTACGAAGCCGGAATGTGCAAATATGCTTATTAAGCACAATGTAAAGACTGTGACATTTGAGAGTAACAGTGCCGGAGAATACTTCGGTCGTGATGTTATGGACATTGTAAAGTCGCAGGGAGGAAGATGTAGCGCAAGGTTTAAGTTTAACTGTTCCAACAAAATTACGAGAATGGAAAATGCAAGGGATAATGTAATTCGTGATTATTATTTTCGTGATTTCAAGAAAATGGACAGGCAGAGCCAGTACTACAAATTCATGAAGGAATTAACCACTATGACACGTAGCGGAAAAGTAAAACACGATGATGCACCAGATAGCATTGCATTGTTTGAAAATGAGATGCGTAGCGGATACATAAAGCCAACAGTAATTTTGCCAAGCCCTATATAGGAGGTAAATCGAATGGTGACCAAAGAGGTTTTATCTCAATACATAGATTTACAGGAAGAAATCAAAGAAGTACAGCAGAAGATTAAAAAACTTGAATCGGATATCAGAAAAATTGAATCGGATGGGAATGTTGTTGACAGCGTATCAGGTGGATGCGGGGGCACTGAACATTTCCGTATTGAAGGATTCCCTTATCCAGAGTACAGCAGAAAACGAACTTTGCTTTATTCAAGAAAGGCTACTTTACAGCTTTTAGAGGACGATTTACTGCAAAAAAATAATGAAGTCGAAGAATTTATTGCAAGCGTTCAGGACAGTCGTATAAGACGGATCATAAATTTACGTTTTATTGAAAAATTATCATGGAACAAGGTTGCTGATAGAATCGGTGGTGGAAACACAGAGGATAGCGTAAGAAAAGCATTCGATCGTTACATGGCAAATTAAACTTGTCCGATATGTCCGATTTTTCCGTGATACTATTAAGATGCAGAAAGATTCCAAGATATTTTTCATTTCCTCCTCAGATAATGTGAAGACTCCAGAAATACCGCTTTTATCAGCAAGGGCGGTATTTTTGTGCGCAGAAAAGAGGTATTTATGATTTTTAACCAAAAAATTAGAGTGTACTGTCCGAAATGCGGACGGTTGGTCGGTGAATGCAGTTCAAAATCACATATCGACAAGAAATATAAGTGCCGGAATTGCAATAAGATGGTTGTTTACCATACAGAGACCGGAGAACGTGAGATTAAGAAACCCCCAAAAAGAGATCAGAGTAGTGGAATGACATTTATGTAGGTGATAAAAATGCAAACTGGAAGAATTGTACTTTATACGGATGTAGAAGAAATTACATACAAAAATGTCATTGATGTTTTGAGAAATGCCATGACAGACCATAGGGTAAATGCAGCAAGGATTAAATACCTCATGGAGTATGATGAAGGAAATCAACCACTTAAAAGAAAAAAGAAAGTAAGAACAGAAATTGATTGCCATTGCGTAGATAATGTGGCAAATGAGATAACGGAATTTTGGAGTTCATTCGGCTTCGGGAATCCTATTACGTTGGTTCAGACTGGAGATGCAGAAGATAAAGAAATTGCAGAGGGAGTAAAAAACCTTAATAAGCAATACAATCTTGTAAAAATCAAAACAAAAACACAAGAAATTGCAAGACCTATGTTAATAGGTGCTATTTGCAATGTTTTAATCGACGTAAATACAGAATGGAAACCTGGGAAAGCATATTTTACATATGATGTACTTAATCCAATGACTTCATTTGTTATCAAGTCAAGCTATTACGCAGATCGAAGAACAATGCTTGGAGTAACATTCCGGCATGATAAAAACAGCGGAAGTACATACTACACTTGTTACAGTAAAGACAGCAGATACGAAATTAGGGATATGAACAAAATCATCAATGGCGATGCTGTTGAAGATGATGCTAATAAATGGAAACACGAAGAAAGAAGCGGAGAAAAAAATCCTTTAGGAGTTGTCCCTATTGTTGAGTATTTCCGGTCTTATGATCGTATGGGAGTGTGGGAGCGGCAAATTTCCGAAATGGATAATTTGAATCTTATGATTTCGGATTTCTCCAATGATGTTGACCAAAATACACAAGCTATATGGCACACGAATGATGTTGATTTTCCTACTGTTGAGGAAAAAAACGAAGATGGTACAGTTACAGAAAGCGTAAGAAAGCCAAAGTCTGGTGAATGGATGCAAACATATACGGCATCCGATGGAAAAACACCTATTGTAGAAGCACTTGCTGTTAATTATGACTACGAAGGAATGCTTAACAATATACAGGTACGGAGACAAACAATCTTGCAAAAGTGCAATGTACCGCAAAGAAATGATAATTCTGGTGGCAGTACTGGTGTCGCAATGAGTGATGCTACAGGGTGGAGCCATGCAGAAGCAGCGGCATCAAAACAGCAAATGATTATTGATTCGTGCAAAATGGAAGAGGTTGAGGTTGTGTTAGCAGCTATCAATGCATCTTCCTATGTTCCGCAAGATGATCCAATGAGAAAACTTACAATAGCTGATTTAGAGCCAAACATCAAGCGACAAAAGACATACGAAATGTCAACAAAGGTGAATGCAATGGCTACTATGCTCAGTCATGGATTTAGTCTTGAAGATACTACTGATTCCATCCCGTTTTTCGATGATCCAAGCAAGGTATGCAGCAGAAGTGGGGAAGGAGTTCGCAAATACCAAGAAACTATTTATAAAACAAATAGTCAAAATGCTGGAGAAGGTGGAGATGGAGAGAAAGAACCAAATTCTGGAAGGACAATGCAAGACTTGTCAGACCAAATTTCTAACAGCCCTTTAATTGATAAGAACCGTACAGACAAATAAATATCATGATATCAAGCCATTGGGTTTTCCCAGTGGCTTTTTATATGCCTTACGTCAGAGAAGACGTTAATCGCAAGAACTTAGAGAAAAAGTATAAAGAGCAAGATTAAGAAAGAATGAGGTAAAAATCATGGCAGATGTAACCACACAGACAACAGAAACACAAACAAAAGAAGTTAGTGGACAACAGATTGAAAGCAAACAGCCTACTGTTGAAGAACTCATGGCGCAACTTGCTACAGAAAGAGCTGAAAAAGAGAAGTATAAAAACAGATCTGATAAAGCTAGTTCGGAAGCAGCAGAGTACAAGAAACAACTTCGATCGAAGCAGACTGCGGAAGAGCAGGAAGCAGAAGCAAAAGCAGAAGCACAGAGAATTGCGGACGAAGAAAGAGAGTCCATGCGAAAGGAACTTAACCACATTAAGGCAGTAGCTGCCTACAAGGGAGTTTCTGAAAAATCTGTTGAAAAGTTGATTGATGCGGTTTCAGAATCTGACCATACCGCCATTGCAACTATTATTGAAAACGAAAAAAAAGCGGCAGTAGCAGAAGCACAGGCTGAATGGATGCGCACAAGACCAAGAGTGAATATCGGTGGCGGCGAATACTCTGGTATGACCAAAGATCAGATTATGGCAATTCCGGACAGAAATGAGCGCAGACGTGCTATTGCAATGAATCAAGATTTATTTTAGGAGGTATAAACTATGGCAGCAGAAAACAATCTGATTAAGAAAGATGACCTTGCAAGAGCAAGAGAAATTGAATTCGTAAACCTTTTTGGGTATTCCATTAAAAAGTTGGTAGAAGCCCTTGGAGTAACCAGAAAAATCCCCAAGGCAGCAGGAACCATGTTGAAGTCCTACAAGGCAGTAGGAACTCTTCAAGATGGACTGGTTGCAGAAGGAGATACCATTCCTCTTTCTAAATACAAAACTGTACCCGTCAACTATGAAGAGATTACTTTGAAGAAGTGGAGAAAAGCCACTTCCGCAGAAGCCATCATCGAAAAGGGGTACGATCAAGCGGTTGTAATGACTGGCGACGAAATGCTGAAAGATGTGCAGAAGGGAATCCGTAAGAACTTCTTTGATTTTCTTTCTACTGGCACAGGCTCTGCTTCTGGAAAGACTTTCCAGGCTGCACTTGCACAGGCATGGGGACAGTTACAGGTGCTGTTTGAAGATGATGAAATTCAAGCAGTATACTTCATGAATCCGCTGGATGTGGCAGATTATCTGGCAACCGCACAAATCTCTTTACAAAATGCTTTTGGCATGACCTATGTAGAGAACTTCCTTGGACTTGGCACTGTTATCTTTAACAGTTCTGTACCAAAGGGAAGCATCTATGCAACCGCAAAAGATAATATTGTTCTGTACTACATTCCTGTAAACGGTGCGGATCTGGATGAAGCGTTCACTTTTACTTCTGACGCAACCGGATATATTGGAATCCATGAAACACCGGATTATGACAACATGACCTGTAAGGACACTGTTATTTCTGGCATTGTTCTTTTCGCAGAAAGAATTGACGGCATTGTAGTGTCCACAATTACAGGAGATAACACTCTTGGTACACTGACTGTTACCAGTATTGCAAGCACCACAGATAATGGTAAAACAAAGATTACTGTAAGCCCTAGCAAAGGCGCAGGTAACTCTTATAAGTACAAGATTGGAGAATCCGCTCAAACTGTAACTTATGGAAAATCTGTACAGACGTGGGCTGCATGGGACGGTAGCGAAGAGATTACCGCAGAAACTGGAAAGATTATCACCGTAGTAGAATGCGATGGATCTTACAAGGCAGTTAAGGCTGGCAGCAAGGCAGTAGTAGCAAAGGATGAATAAGAGGTAGCACATGGCAGAATATACGACTTTGGAGCAAGTAAAAATCCGTCTGAAACAATTTCATATTGATTCTGAAAGCTCCGAGGTCGTGTTTGATGACCTTGAAGATAACCCTCTGATTGAGCAACTTATCAGTCAAGCGAAAGCTGACATTGTGGCAAAGAGAATGTACCCGGACAGCTACACGGATGAAAAGATTGCAGAGGACTTGAAGCGGTTTGAGAGCGTGATTGTGAACGTGGTTGTGTATGACCATTCACAGGCTGGAGAAAACTTCATGGCAAGCTATTCAGAAAATGGTGTGTCGAGAACATGGAGAGACCGTGAGGATCTGTTTGTTGGCGTATTTCCATTTGCAAAGGTATTGTAATTAAAAGAAGATTGTGCGTGACCATATTGCTGGTGTCAGCAATATGATTGCAGGCGGCACACTTTAAGGGTGGTGGGCGGTGTGCCAACAATAAGTAACAGGAGATATGAAATGAAAGATTTTTTATTACAGACATACACTATTGTATTGCCTATTTTATTAGGATATATTGTCTGGCTCCTTAAACAACAAAAGAAGGACAGGGATGCAAACAGTAAGGGAACAATGCTTCTTTTGCGTGTTCAACTTATTGAGTATCACGATAAGTACATGAAGTTGGGAGAAATCCCCAGTTATGCGTATGAGAATTTTGTAGAGATGTACAATGCGTATCATGCGTTAGGCGGAAATGGAATGGCTACCAAAATGTACGAGGAAATCAAAGAAATCAGATTGAAGAATGGAGGTAAAGAATAATGGATTTTGCACAAGTAGGAACTTGCGTAGCAATCGTGGTTATCTGCTATCTTGCCGGTATTGGAGCGAAACTTATTCCGGTTATTAAAGATAATTACATCCCGGTTGTTGTCGGCATTGTCGGTGGTATTCTCGGAGTGGTAGGAATGTATGTGATTCCCGACTTTCCGGCAAATGATGTTTTGAATGCTATTGCGGTCGGCATTGTTTCCGGTTTGGCAAGCACCGGGGTAAATCAGATTTACAAACAGGTAAAGAAAGATGCTTGAAGCAAATAAGCAAAAAATGAAGTATTCCAAACAGGGTGAGAAAGTTACAATCTACGACCGTGACGAAAATGGAAACATCAAGTACATTGAGGTTGACGGTGAAAAGATTCCGGTAGTTTTGAGAGAAGCTATCGGATTTTCTGACCCTGTTCCTTTTTCTGCCAATATCAGCAACAAGTTGTCAGAAGTACTGGTAAAGGAATTTGGTATTGATGATTCCAGTTCCTATTGTCAGATTGTGACCGACAAAGGCTATTTGCCGATTAAGGCGGGAGATGTTATCTGGAAGAAATCTGATGTGGGGCGAGATAGTGATGGACTGGTTGACGATAAGACAGCGGACTATGTTGTAAAAGGTGTAGCCGATGAAGGACTTACCGTTGACTTGTTTTTGCTTCAAAAGACGGTAAAGTGATATGGGGAAACCGATTGAACTAAATCTATTCAGTGACAAGTCCATACAGAACGCTATTAAGGCTCTTAGAGACTACGAAAACAGCTTGACCTATAAATGCAGGCTACTGGCTGAAACTTTGGCAGAAAACGGTGTAGAGATTGCTAGAGTGCAGATTGCTGACCTTGATGCTATCTTTACATCGGAACTTTTGCAAAGCATTCATGCGGAATACGTTGGCTCCGTAAAGGGTGGCGGTGTTTGGGCGGTGGTTGCCGGAACAGACCATGCGGCTTTCGTGGAGTTTGGGACTGGAATTGTCGGACAGAAATCACCGTACAAAGGAAAGTTACCAGAAGGTGTCACATGGCAATATGCAAGCGGAAAAACCATACGGCAACTTGCGGACGGTAGATACGGTTGGTTTTATCCGGCTGATGATGGTAAATGGTACTTCACCGAAGGAATGCCTTCAAGACCATTTATGTACCTGACTGCAATAGAAATTCGTGAAATTGTATTACAGACAGCAAAGGTGGTGTTCGGAAATGGCGGTTAATGAATATCAATGGGTATCAGACTTTAAAGTCAAGATTGCATCATACTTGAAAATGAAAATACCGCAGAGCCATCCTAAAGCGTATGTAACGGACAAAAGCAAGGATTTGTCAGAACCCACATTCCCCACAGTTTACTTTCATGCTATGCCGTTCACAGAGACAGGAGAAGACCTTGAAGGACGGTCTATCAATGGAATCACAGCATCGTACCAGGTTGATGTGATAACAAATAAGAGTCAGGAAGAAGCTGAAGCTATCATGGCTACGGTTGCCGGACTTTTCAAACGTTTGCGATTTCAGATAACTTCCATGCCGGAGTTTAGCAATACTTCACAGAACACATACAGAAGCACAGCACGGTTCAGAAGAAACGTAGATGCTGATGATATATTGTAACTATTGACAGAGCCTACTGGCTCTATTTTTTTATGAAAATTTGGAGGTAAATATGGCTACTGGTTTAAAATCAAGAATTGCCTATAAAGAGCCTAGTTCTAGTGCTGCTACTGGTGAGTACTGGGCAGGAACGTACAAATTGCTTATGAGAGCAAAAAGTATTCCTTCACCGTTCGGAAGTCAGAACATGGTGGATACTTCTACACTGGAAGATTTGGTAGAGACGCAGGAAATGGGTCGTAGAGCCGCTAACAGTATGGAAGTGCAAGGGGCATTTGAGAAAAAGTACAAGGATGAAATGGTGACAAACGAGGGAAAAAAACTCGATTTCATCATTTTGTATGGAACTGACGGAAAAGGTTCAGAAGGTATTTGCGCATTCATCGGTCAGGAAAGTTTTGCACCTGACGAAGCAACAGACGATCATCTGACTGGAACTGCTACGATTGCACAGGCTACTGTACCGAAGTGGATTGAAGATAATTACACTGTTGCAGTAACAGAGGATGAAAACGGTTATCCCACAGCAATTACACTGACAAAAAAATAGCAAGTCAGTCAGAAACAAATAACACTGCCGTGGCTGACTTTGATGAAGCGGTAGACGAAACATTGATTTAAGCAAAAGAGAGCCGTCTTCGGGCGGCTCCTTTCCAACAAAATGTTGGGGAAAGGATATGTTTTTATGAAGAAGATTTTAGTTAATGATGTTGAATATACTTTAGAGTTTGGATTCGGTGCTGTGGAGTGCAAGGATTTGATTCAAAAGATGTTTCTTATGCTTTCCGGTGGCTATGTAGCTAAAAAAGCAAAAAATGTACAGAATCCCACACCAGAAGAAATTGTAGATGGTAGCGGATATATGCTTGCAGAATTTCCTCATGTATGCAAAACGGCTTTTTATGCTGGTCTTATCGAAAACCATGAAGATATTACACCGGATGAATCCAATGCTTTAATGAAAGAATACATGAAAGCAAACGGTCTGTCTTTTGTGAAGCTGTATGGAGAACTGACAGACTGTATGAAAGAAGACGGTTTTTTCGAACTGTCGGGTCTGACGGAAATGATGACGCAGACCAAGGAAGAGATGGAGAAAGAAGACAGCAAGGTAACGAAGATGCCACAGGATCACAAGAAGAAATCGACTGGCACAAAATAATATGGGAAGAATATTTTCCATTTGCTTTTTCCATGGGAATTTCGATAGAAGAGTTCAAACATCTGAATCCTAAGAAATTAGAGTGGTGTTACAAAGGATATAAACTCAAAAAAGAGGAAGAAGATAGGAACTCATGGCAACGGTGGGGAGATTATGGAATACCTGCATTAATCTTTGCAATAGACCATTGCTTAAACGGAGACAAAGCAAGAACCACTTATGTTGAGAAACCTATTTCAGAAAAGATAGCACATGATAATGAACCTAAATATAAGGAATCTAACGAAGAAATTGCAATATGGGAAATGAAACAAAGAATTAAAGCATTAAGAGAACAAGGATTACCGGAAAGTCCGGATTAAGGAGAAACAATCATGAGTTTAACAGGAATTGATGTGTCCGCATACCAGGGGACGATTAACTGGTGGGCGGTAAAACAGAACGGTATTGATTTTGCTATTCTGAAAGTCATCCGTAAGGATTTGAACCCGGACAAGAAGTTTGAAGAGAACTGGAAAGGGTGTAAAGAGCACAATGTCCATGTGCACGGAGTATATGAATACGGATATATTACAACGGTTGCAAAATCACGATCTGATGCAAGAAGAGTGCTTACTATTCTTAATGGCAGAAAAGTGACAGTATATCTTGATGTTGAAGATGCCGTTATGAAAGGTCTTGGCAAAAATATTATTTCTATTATCAATGCTTACGGCAAGGTAATCACCGATGCAGGATTGCCATTTGGCGTATACACTGGGGAAAGTTTTTACAAGACATACATTAAGCCTTATGGCGGTGTGAGTTATCCTATGTGGATCGCACGGTACGGCAAGAATAACGGCAAGTGTGATGTGAAGTATCAACCGCAAGTACCGAACATGGTAGGCTGGCAGTATACTTCTAAAGGTCGTGTAGGCGGCATTGTAGGAAACGTGGACATGAATGTATGGTACAAGGAGTTAGAAGCCGTACAGGGCACTACGGAAGCGTACAGTAACCCTTACACTGAACCTACAAGACTGTTGAAGAAAACAGTTCCTTGCATGAGAGGTGATGATGTGCGGTGGTTGCAATTTGCACTCATTCATCATGGTTGCTTATCTGCGGTGAATGCAAAGGGAAAGAGCAACATTGACGGAATTTTAGGTAAAGACACAGCAACGGCAATCGGAGTATTCCAAAAGAAAGTCGGAATCACGGTTGATTACAAGTGCGGTGCGGTTACGAGAGAATATCTTAAGAAATAATTTTAGGAACGGTAGGTGTCACAGCTTACCGTTCTTTTTATGTGTAAAGGCGGTGCGGTATGGCAGATATTGATTCTTTGCAGATTAAAATAAAAGCGGATGCAACTAACGCAAGTAACGCACTGGATAAGTTGGCAAATAGCCTTACGAATTTTCAGAAAAGCTTGTCTATTGACACATCCAAACTGACAAGCATTTCCAACAGCATACAGAGTATCGCAAATGCCGCAAATTCCATGAATAAGAGCGGAATTAAAAATATCTCCACACTGAAAAATTCCATTAACAGAATGGGGAAAATAGATACAAGCGGATTAAGCAGAATTTCTTCTGCACTGAAGACTTTTTCTGCTGACATGGCAGGAACTAAAGTAGATGGAATAGGGGATATTGCAAGTATTGCATCCTCTATTTCAAAACTTGGCGGTGTGGCATCCGGCAGAGCAATTACGAACATTCCTTTACTGGCAAAGAATTTGAAGCAGTTATTCACCACTCTGTCTACCGCTCCGAATGTCAGTGAGAACATTATCCGCATGACAAATGCACTGGCAGGACTGGCATCTACTGGTGCGGCATCCGGGAGAGCGGCAAACTCTTTAGGACGAAATCTGAACACTTATACGGCAAGCGCAAAAAGAGCCACGAAGAGCACATTCAGCCTTGCAGCGGCTTTCGGAAAATTCTACGCAACGTATTTTCTTGTTATCCGTGGAATTAAAAGTCTGTGGAAATCCATAGAGGGAACTACGGATTATATTGAAGCATTCAACTATTACACGGTAGCATTTAATAAAGTCGGCAAGGAATGGGGCAAGGACTTTGAAAAATACGGTTACGACAACGCAGAGGATTATGCGCAGAGTTTCGGAAACCGTGTAAATGTACTGCTTGGTAAAATGTCTGGTCTGAAAGTAGATGTAGACGGTGGACTGATTTCTGAAAGCGGAATGAAAAACCTGGGACTGAATTTACAGGAGATTACGCAGTACGCTTCACAACTTGCATCTATCACCAACTCTTTAGGGCAGACCGGAGAAGTCACCACGGCAATTTCAAAGTCCATGACAATGCTTGCCGGAGATATTTCTTCACTGTTTAACGTGGATTTCAGTACAGTTGCGACTAATTTACAGTCCGGTTTGATTGGTCAGTCAAGAGCACTGTATAAGTATGGTATTGATATCACGAATGCCACCTTACAGACCTATGCTTACAAATACGGCATTGAAAAAGCTGTATCTGAAATGTCACAGGCAGAGAAACAGCAGTTGCGTCTACTGGCAATCTTAGACCAGTCCAAAGTATCATGGGGAGACTTGGCGAATACAATCAATTCTCCAAGTAATATGATTCGCCAGTTCACAAATAACGTGAAAGAAGCTGGCATGGTTCTAGGTCAGTTATTTATTCCGGTATTGCAGAAAGTACTCCCTGTCATTAACGGTGTCGTAATCGCAATTAAGAGACTGCTTGTCAGTGTGGCAAGTTTACTCGGAATAAAGATTGATTTTTCTGCATTCGGTCAAGGTGTATCAGGGTACAATGAAAAATTGGAAGATACGGCAGATGCACTGGATAAAGTTGGAAAAAGCGCAAAAAAGGCTAAAAGTTATACGCTTGGTATTGATGAATTAAATATCATTGACCCTAACAGCGGTTCAAGCGGAAGTTCTCCTGCTGGTGGAGCAGGAATTGACCTTACCAAGGAAATCATGGATGCTACTGCGGAGTACGAAAAAGTATGGCAGGAAGCGTTCGACAAAATGCAGAATACAGCTATGGGTTGGGCTGACAAAGTAAGCAAGGTGTTTAAACCAGTAAAAGATATTATAGAAGATCTGGCGTATGCATTTAAGTTTGATTCTGATTCATGGTTTAAGGTTGCCGGAATGGATACATCAAAGCTGGTAACTGGTATTTTTGACTGGTTCACAAGAGCAATAGATTCTGTGGACTGGGAAAAAATTGGAAGACACATAGGTAGTTTTTTGGATGGTATTGACTGGACTGCTGTATTTACATCTGCCGGAAATTTCATAGAAACTGCCATAGATGCGGCAATCGATCTATGGAAAGGAAGTTTTGATGCTGCACCGATTGAAACCACGATTATCACAGCAATAGGGCTTTTGAAGTTTACTGGTGTGGGAGATATTATATGGGGAAAAATATCGGACAAGTTATCAGCCAAAGTACTAGGATCAAGTATAGGAATAGTTCCGACAATTGCAATATCTGCGGTTGCTTGGGAGATTGGTTTTAATGTCGGAAAATCATTAGGTGAAGCACTCTTCCCTGATGATAAAGAAATCTATGAAAATTTCTCGTTTTTTGGAGATGGTGGATTCTTTGATACAATAAAAAACACAGATTTTTCAATACTTTTTGACGCTTGGAAACAGATGAACTCTGATGCGGCAGATTTTTTGACAAAAACAATGCCGATAAGACAGTTTTTTGATTTCTTATCACAATTTAAACTGGACATAAACGATACATTTGGTTTAGTATCAGTGTTTGAAAATTTAAAACCTATTGTTGAAAACTGGTTTAATGAATCTGTCAAGCCTTGGTTTTCTGCTGAAAAATGGAATCAATTAGGGACAAATATTAAGACCGCACTTTCTACGAAATGGAATGAATTTACCGCATGGTGGAAAAATATTGGTTTTGCAAAGTGGTGGAATAACGTAAAATCATACTTTACTACCGAAAAATGGACATGGAGTGGCATTAAAGACGGATTATATAATGCATGGAATAATGCAATAGAGGCTGTCAAACAAATTTGGAATAGGTTTGCAAACTGGATAAATGATAAGTTAAACTTTTCATGGGATCCGGTTGTTGTACTCGGAAAAGAACTTGTTCCGGGCGGAAGTGTAAACCTTGGCAGAATCCCCACATTTGAGACAGGCGGTTACGTTCCTAGTCGATACACAATGTTCATGGCAGGAGAAAACGGAGTGCCAGAGATTGCCGGAACAGTAGGTGGTAAGACAGCGGTTGCCGGTGGAGCTGAAATAACAGGAATCAAAGAAGCTATCAATTCTACGGCAGAAGCACAAATGCGTATGATGGCAGAAGAAATCAGCCTGTTAAAGCAATTACTTGCAAAAGAAACATCTGTAAATATCGGTGATAGAGACATAGCAAGGGCAAGCTTAAGGGGTCAGAAAGCTATGGGATTACAGATTATTACTTAAGGGTGGGATTTATTCCCACTCTTTTTTTCTATGGAGGAAAACACAATGATAGCAAGAGCAAGTGATTTCATCATAGTAAATGGAGTACGTTTTCCGTGCCCAGCTCCTGGAATGGAAATAGTTCGGTCGCAGACGGTTGATTCAGGAAGAAATGTAAATGCTGCAGTTGTCGGTCAAAAAGTCGGAAGAAAATTGTGGAAGATAAATAATCTGCAATGGAACGGACTGGACGCTGAAACATGGAAAGATATGCAAGATGCTTTAGAGCCATTTTTTGTTCCGGTTACGTTTACAGGTGATGATAATGTAAGACATACATACACCATGTATCCAGGAGACACTACCGGAAAACCGCTGTTTTTGGATGATATATTTTATAGAAACTATGAAACATGTAAATTTAATCTAATTGATTGCGGGTGGGAAGAATGATAAAGGCTTCTAATGCTTATAAATCTGCGATGCAGAAAAAAATAAGAGACAGGGCGTACATATCAATTACTCTTGGTGTAGTAAATGGTGATGCACAAAACACGGCTCATTTTGACGGTGATTACGCATACTGGGGAAACAAGGTTTTGCCATTTAGAAATGATGCGGAATATACGGAATATGCTACATTAGAGCAAAATTATATGCGCGTGGACGGTCAAATGTATTTTCTTCCGAGAGAGACAAGCGGATTGTACCAACTACGTAACGCTCCATTAACTACAAAAAACATAATGGAAACTGTAAAAGTAGCATTTCCACAAGAGTATTCTATCAAAGGGCTTACAATAGACTTTGGAAGATATTTCCCAACCAGCTTCAAAATTCTTACAGATGAAAAAGAGTTAACTTATACAAATGACAAACATGATTTTTCAACAACAGATGTAATTGGAGACACTACAAACATACAAATAATTCCTATATCTATGGTCGGAGGAAATAAACGTCTTAGAGTAGAAAAAATTGTAATGGGTGTTGGGTTGACATATAGAAATAATGATGTATCAACATCATCTTTTGAAGAATTTGTCAACGGGATTTCAGCGGAGATTCCATACAGAAAATTATCTGTAACAATACTGGATAAAAATAATGTATACAATGTAGACGATGATAATTCCTTTATCAACTTCCTTGAAACTGGACAAAAAATGGAGTTATCATACGGAATGGTCCTGTCAGACGAAACAGTGGAATGGCATAAAAAAGCCACGATGCTTTTGACTAACTGGAACTCTAAAAAAAATCAAATGTCTTTCACCGCAAATGATATTCTTTCAACTTTGGAAGACATCTATACAAAAGGAAACAAAATATACGATAGAACAGCATATGCAGAAGCTATTAGCATTCTAACAGATGCCGGATTCGAGCCTGACGAGTATTTTGTTGACGATTGTTTAAGAGATGTGAGCCTACACAATCCAATGCCGGAAGCATCTCACAAAGAATGTTTGCAGTTATTGTGCAACGCTTCAAGATGCATTTTATTTGTAGATTCTGACGGAAGAGTAAATATTAAAGCCAACTTTGCAAATGTTATAGATCCGGCAGATATGCAGGTTACCTCAAACGGAACTGCGTGGTGGGGAAATGCCACTAATGTATTATATGGAAACAACAATGTATATGCAGAACTGACAAGAGGTTTTATGCGTGTAGACGGTTCACAACTTTTTCTTCCGAGGAATACAGGTACAGCCATCGAACAGACAGGATATGTTACGAGCAATGTTTCTGATGAAAATGGATTGTTTTCGGAGAATCCAGTGCTTACATTAAAACTTCCTGCAGCATACACGTATTATGGATTGTATATTTCATTCCAAGGTAATCCTCCAAAAGAGATGAAAGTATCGACATATAATGGAGATACACTTCTTAAGACTTTCAAATATGATGATTTGAAAGAAAAATCATTATTAAATGATGAATTTGAAAACTTCGACAGTATTCGTTTCGAGATAACAAAAGCATATCCTAAAAACAGAGTTTTGATTGATAAAATCAGTTTTGGAGATTTATCTGATTATGAGTTAAAAAAAGACTCTATGACAGAAAATCCTTATGGATACGCAGAAAGAAAGACAAAAGAAGTTTTCGTTAAAATATATACATTTCAAAACGGAGAGGATAATACACCGCAAGTAGTTGAAGATAACATCTATCTAAAGAAATCAATCAACAATTCTGGCGAAATAAGATATTGTGAAAACCAACTTATTTCAACTGAAGAACACGCAAGAACTGTTGCTGAATGGCTTAGTAATTATTATGCAAATAACATTTCTTACGATGTTCAATACAGAGGTGATCCTGTGTTGGAAGCTGCTGATATTATTTTCATGGAGAGTGATATTGTAAAAAGCTTACAAGTCGAAGTGGAAACACACAAATTAAACTTTAATGGTGCTTTTAGTGGATCGTTGCAATTGCGAAGAGCAATGAGAACATAAGGAGGTTGTAATGAAAAAAATAATTAACGGTCTTCTGTATAATACGAAAACTTCTGAAATAATATATGTTGATGAAATGACAAATAGAAAAATATTCAGAACAGAAAAAGGTAATTTTTTCTTGTTTTATCCAAACGGAGAAATAGTGCCGAAAACAAAAGAAGATATAAAAGAGTATTTGGGGCTGAATGATACAGAGAAATATATAGAATTGTTTGGAGATGTGGAGGAAGCATAATGTGGGCAGATCCTAAAACAAATTGGTCTTCTGAATGGAATGGTAAAACATATATAGGAGATTATTTTTTATATACAGATTATAACCGTATTAAAAATAATCTGTTGGAACTAAAAAGCACTGCAGAATCTATGTATAAAATATCATCTTTTAATCTTGGAGATGATAAGGTTGAAGCAGATCTGATTTATGCCGATGAAGTCACTTTATTTGAAACTACGCTGGCAGAAATTAACAGTTCCACTTTCTCATTTTCCGAACAATTCAAAACATGGAAAGAGAATAAATCGGTTCCAACATATGAAGACTGGAACAGAATAGAATCGTTGCAGTTAAAGATATACAATACGTTAGTAGCACAAAGAAAAGCGCAGAACCGACTTGCCTTTACGCTTGGCGGTCAGAAAGGATTTAAGGTGTAATTATGGCAGATTTAAAAACAAACTATGTTGATGATGTATTAGACACAACTAAAAATCAGTTAAGAAAATATCAGCAAATACAAAATGACGATGGAACTGTTTCTTTTGTTGATGTTACTGAATATACGCAAGTAGGCACATCATTCGGTGCAAAAGACATCAATGATACTAACGCAGCCATAAATGATGTAAATGGCAAGTTAAGCACTGCGCATACTATATTGTATAGTAATTATTTTGCAGCGAATGTAACAAACAACATAACATTAAATGACGACTTTAAAAATTATAAAACCCTGTTTTTTGTATGTAATAATGGTACAGCTACACTTTATTGCCCTACTATATATCCTGCATCGTATATTAAAAAACTGTATGAATCTACAAAAAATACACAATATCTCGGAACATATCCGTCTATAAATACATTTATTGGAAGTGCGCAAAGCGGTGCTTTTATTCCCATTGCGGATAATAAGTTTAAACTTACCACTTATATGAGCGGTACATTTTTTATTATTGGGTTAAAATAATGAGTTTTTACCAGTCAAAGCCAACACAGAATGGTTTATTCGTGGTGGGGCTACTGTTGCACTTAAAATGTTTGGATAAATCAAATCCATTGTGTCCAGGTGTTGTTAAAATATACACAATGAGCTGATTTGCCATATGCATCAATATAGTGTAAATATAGCATTTCGGCTGTTTCCGTATAATATATAGATCTCCGAATTACAATCAATATGCCAGCAGAATCAAATCCGGATGGAATATCTACTGCTTCAGATCCAATTGTATATATTCCAGTTTTTAATTTTGGATTTTTGATTGATCCATTTAACGTAGATCTATTAAAAAGAGTATCATCTTCATGTAACTTGCCATTTACAGAAGGAGTGATAGCCGATGGGAGGAGATTAGAAGCAAAAATAAATCAATCAAAAAGAGCATGGTGTAAAAGCCATGCTCTTAATATCTTTATCTGATTCCCCAATCACCGTCATTGTTGACGAAACCAACCACATATCCTATCATGTCATCAACTATGTGTTCCGGGAGTATACTGTTCGGAGACATGAGCGAAACATATCTCCATTTTCTAACGCCATATTCTATTATATGGGTTTTTACGGCAATTTGTATCCCACCATTACTTGTTACAATACATCGTTCACCGTCTTGTGGTTCCCGATCCGCGGAAAGTAGAATAATTTCCCCTGGAAGATAAAACGGCATATAGTAGTCACAGGGAATTTTCAAACCGATATAAGTCTTGGATTTTATATCTTCCGGTAAGTTGTCTATGCAAATAGGTTCTACAGCGTTTGTGGTGGCTATAATTCCATTCACAAGTTGCGGTTTAAGGACAGAAATATACTTGTGTGATTTTTCAAGACTGGAATAGATTTTATCTTGGTGACGGATGAAGTAACGGATAAGGTAAAGAGAGTGCTCCGGCAGACTACGGCATATCTTAACAGATTCCAACATCTTATCTTCCATAGTGCCGCAACCTACCAGTTCATCTACACTGATTCCAAAGGCTCTAGCAAGCGCAACAGCGGTAGATAGCTTTGTGTCGTTAGAATTACCGTACAGTAGTGAATTAAGCGTAGAATAAGGCAAATTAGCTTCATCTGCAAGCTTGTAAACCGTCATGTCCGGTTCATTGAGAAATTCGTGGAGATTACCACGAAAACTTAACATATAATTAGTACGGTTGACTGATAGATGTGTCGATATTTCTTTGATTCGGTCTTTTTTCATCATGTTTTTTATCCCCCTTTCACATGATACACTTGTAACATCCCTTGAAACGAGGGACATCAAGTTCTGGCGAGGGCGGTGTTTATTGGCGTTTTCACCGTCCTCTTTTGTTGGTATTTTACAACAATAAAAAACGTGAGTCAAATATATATTGATTGTTTAGAACGTATGTTCTATAATTGGGTATAGCTACTTTAGATTCTGCGGAGAATTAATGGGGAGAGGGGTGTGGTTACGATGAACGAAAGCAATGAATTTTACAGAGAGGAAATTGCAAGGATACTATCTGGAATAGAAGACAATGACATATTGAAATATGTCTATGTCATTGTCTCTGATATAGAGGGGGAAAAATGAAAAATCGAAAAAAAATAAATTGGGCGTTAATAATTTTGATTTACTTTTTAGGATTATTAACAAATTATTTCTTAAGATATACCTAATATTTTCTTTAAATATTCTGTAAATATTGGAGAGCATAATCCCATAAAGTACACTAAAACGTAAACAAGTTTTGGACCTATATAATCAATAATTTTTTTAAAAGGACTTATGTAATTATGCTCTTTACTTTTTACTATATGTATGTCTTCTAATGAATTTATTTTTATATATTTCATTTCTTCTAGTTCATTTATGTAATCAATAAAATCATCTATGGCAGAATCACCATAATCTTTTGAAATCCTACCTAATACAACATTGTTGTCTTTATTTTTTATTGATATTAAATAGCCAAAAAAATCATTAGAATCTTTTATTTTTCTCTTCATTCCGCACCTCCGATTATCATTTTAAATGCGGAAAATGCAGTACTTCTTTTTTGCTCAGAAAGATTGTAGTACTTAATCAATAAATCTTCCATATCGGGATCGTTTCTTAAAAAATAAACTAATCTAGCGTATTTTTCGGAATATTTTTTTCCGTCTTCTTTACCAGTCAGCAAAAATTCAATAGAAACTCCTAAAAAATTCGCAATTACTTCTATACGGTCATCCGGGATAACTCCCTTTTTTAAACTTCTTATATATCCATTACCAAATCCGCAAGAAGTCTCTAATTTAGAAATTGCTATTCCCCTTTCTTTACATATAGATTTTACTCTTTCTACCGTAGTCATAGTGTCCTCCTAAAATTTAGATGATGCTCTAAAAATATGCTTGACAAAATAGAGAACACTCTATATAATAAATTTAGGATTTAGAGGAAAGCCTAAATTTAAAAATGTTCTCTGTGGTTTCTTGGCAGTTACTATATTAGAACATTCTCTAAATTTTGTCAAGTTTTTCTCTAAATTCCTAAATCAAGAGAAAGGGAGTGATAGATTGAATTGTTACGACAGAATCAAGGAAATTTGTGATAAGAAAGGAACAAATATTTATCAAGTGGAGCAGAAAGCCGGATTGAGCAATGGAATTATCCGAAAGTGGAATGAATCTGCTCCGCAAGTTGACAATTTAAAGGCTGTTGCAAAAGTCCTTGGAGTAAAAGTAGACGAGTTACTGGAATAGGGAGGTAAAAACATGGAAAAACAGAGATATGTGGTATTAGACAAAAATGGTAAAGCAAATATAGTTCAGAAAGCTGATTCACGTTTTGTTGGAATTGACGAGATGGCACAGCACATTGCGTTTGACATTATCGAAGATTACAAAAGCATTATAGATGGCGATAAGAAAATCGAAGAAACAAATATTGATTTGTCTATCAAAGTCCTTACCGCCATTTCGCCTTTTAGGAACGGCTCTGGATATGGAAAGGATTGTTAGTTGCCGCTGCTATTGCTAATTGTGGTTTCTCTTCCTGCAAAGAATTGACGATTTCTGAATAGTATTGGGTGTACAAGTTCTTAAAATCATCAAAACTTCCGGTATATCCACAAATTTTAGCAATAGCATAAGCGGATGCATATTCTTTAGAATCCAAATTATTTCACCTCCTTATAGGAGAGTATACCACAGAAAGGAGAAACATGAACGAGTTAGAGCAGAAAACAATATCTTCCGTGGAAGTAGCGGAAATGGTAGGTAAACAGCATAACGATTTGCTTAAAGATATCAGAAGATACTATGAGCAATTAGGACAGGGGAATATTTCCCAGTCCGATTTCTTTACAGAAAGTACCTATCAGAACAGCCAAAACAAGACACAGCCTTGTTACATGGTAACGAAGAAAGGCTGCGAGTTCATAGCACATAAGATGACCGGAGTTAGGGGAACAGAATTTACGGCAAAGTACATTGACCGTTTCCACGAAATGGAAGATTCCATTAAGGCACATATCCCTACTGGACAGGAATTGATTGCACTGGCGGTTGTTGAAGCACAGAGGATGCTTGCGCAGAAAGAGGAAGAGGTTAAGCAGTTGCAGACCACAGTGCAACAGATGGATGCCGTTATTACCGATATGACACCGAAAGTTGACTATGTAGACAAAATTCTTTCTTCCAACGACTGCATGACGGTTACACAAATTGCGCAGGACTACGGAATGAGTGCGGTGAGGTTCAATTCAGTTTTAAGAACAGCCGGCATTCAGAGAAAAGTAGGTGACCAGTGGATATTGTATGCAGACTTTCAGGGCAAGGGTTATGTGAGAACAAAGACAAATGATTATGTTAAACATGACGGAAGCACCGGAACAAAGCCACTTACCGTATGGACGCAAAAAGGCAGAATGTTCTTGTATAACAAGCTGAAAGAGATTGGCATTGAACCTATCGAGGAGGAAAGCGCATGAGAACAACAATAAAGCTGTTTCTTCCTATTATAATAGCACTCTCCATCACATTTACTTCCACGGCACAGCCTAAAGGCTCATTTATTTCGGAAGAAGCACAGGAGATATGTGTCAAGTACGGTGAGGAATACGGCATCTGCCCGGAACTGCTTATGGCAATGATCGAGAAAGAATCTTCTGGCAGACCGGATGTGGAAAGCGGTGGTTGCAAAGGACTGATGCAGATTTCTGACAGATGGCATAAAGAGCGCATGGAGCGTTTGGGAGTGACGGACATCTACTCCATAGACGGCAATATCCATGTGGGAGCCGACTATTTATCGGAATTGTTTGAAAAGTACTGTGATGTAGGAATTGCTCTCATGGTTTACCACGGTGAGAAAAATGCAACGACTAAAACAGAATTAAGTGACTACGCTGACTGGATATTAACCAGGAGCGCAGAACTGGAAAGGATGAACGGAAAATGAAGAACAGAGAGAAGTATGCGGAACAGATTATTGATATGGCTTTAAATGACATTGAAATAGCTGTTGATAAGGAAGGAAGACTGTGTGATTGCAATGAAATTGACTGCAATGATTGCATGTTTTGTATTCCCGGATGCAGAGAAAGGCTCAAAGAATGGTCAGAACAGGAATATGTAAAGCCTACTGTTGACTGGTCGAAAGTACCTGTGGATACAAAAATTCTTGTAAGAGATTCAGAAGATGGACGTTGGGAAAAAGACATTTCGCAAGATACAAAAATAATATTGTTTTTGCATGGTGCAACGGACACACATCTTATTCTGATTCCGGATACGATGTTGTTCAGGATTGGAAGTATGCAAAACTTGCGGAGGAAGATGTATGAGTGCCAAAAGGCGGTTTACAGTCAAAGGAGTAATCGGAAGATTCTTTTTCAATCCTAAAGAGTGGAAAATCGACCGTGAAACATCATTTTACTACCGACTGGTGAACCGTGAGACAGGAATGAAAAAATGGGTAAGAAAGGAGTATTTCCATGTTGAAGAAAGAAATTATCCCCATCGTCCGTGCGAATGAAATTTTGATTGCAGGACTGTTAGATGTAGGAATCTTGTATATCGGAGATGACAACATGATTCACGCAACAGAAGACTGAAAGCCGGAGGAGTGAATAAATGGAAAGGAAAATTAGAAAAATCTTGGTAGAACTTGGGATGAAACAGTACTTACCGGGATTCCAGTACATCATAGAGGTTGAAACGCTGATGTTTGAGAACAGAAACAGAAGACTGTCGGAAATCTATCGAATTATTGGAGAGGAACACAGCACCACAAAGGAAAGTGTGTACCGGGCAATCAAGTGGGTTGTTGACAAGATAAACACAAACACAGAGTTGTACAAGAAAATCAACGAGACAGACAAGCCTGTATCAATCTATATGTTTGTAAATTCACTGTATTTATATCTTTGGGAGGATAGGAACAATGAGGATTAAGCACATCTATTTGCAGAATTTCTGCAAATTCTACGGTTCTAACGTAGTGGACACAGATATTTACGACCGGACAGAGATTTCCGGAGTGAATGAAACTGGAAAGTCCACAATCAAGAGAGCAATTCAGTATATTTTTGGCTGCCGTGACGAGAACGGCAAAGAGATTAGCGGAATCAGACCGCACGATAAGGACGGCAATGACATTGACGGAGATATTACCGCAGAAGTTACCGTGGAGATTGACGGTACAGACAAGGTTCTGAAAAAAGTATGCCGTCAGAACTTCAATAAGAAAGGCGAGTTTACCGGAAATGTCACGGATTACTATGTGAATGATATTCCCAAAAAGGCAGCAGATTTTGAAGCATTTTTGGAAGAGAGTGTATGCGGAAAAGATAAGTTTTCACTTTGTATCAATGCCATGACACTTCTGCTGAAAGGTGGCACGGATCAGAGAGCAATTCTTGCTGATATGTTTGGTCAGCACAGTAATGATGATATTTGCGACATGTATCCGGAGTTTTCACCTCTGAAATCTGTACTGCATGACGGCACGGTTGATGAATTGAAAAAGCGTTGCAACACACAGCTTTACGGCACAAGGGGCAGAAATGGCTCTAAGGGGTTACAGGATCAGCTGGATGATATACCAACAAGAATTGACGAGGTTAGCAAGCGTAGAGAAGATATTGACCTTGCGGAACTGGAATTACAGAAGAATGCACTGTTGGAAAAGCTGAATGACAACATTGAGCAGCAGAACGACAATCAGAAGAGTATGAAAGAGTACGACAAGCTTTCAGATGGAATCATTGAGTTAAAAGGTCAGTTGAGCACATTACAGCAGAAAGCAAATGAAAAACTGGATGCTGATAGGCGAGAGAAACGCACAACACTGAATCAGATTCAGAATGAACACCAGAAAGAGTTACTTAAGGCAGATACCATTCGTGAAGAGATCACTGCACTGGAAAAGCGCATTGAACAGTATGAACAGAAGAGACAGGAATTGAAGAAGAGTTGGGATTTGAATAAAAGCCTTAAATTTGATGAAAACTCTCTGATTTGCTCCTATTGCGGGCAGGAATATCCGGAAGAGAAAAAAGAGCAGTTAAGAACGGAGTTTGATACGCATAAGGCACATGAACTGGAACTGATTACCAAAGAGGGTTCTTCCTGTGCTGACCATATCAAAGCGGATCAGGAAGAACTGGTGCATAAGCGTGAGGAACTGAAAAAGACCGAGGATGAAGTAGAGCGGTTGGAAAAAGAGATTGCCATTGCTGATAATGCATTAAATTCCATTCCGGCCAGCGTGGATATTTCCAACACAGAAGAATACAAAGCTGTCCAGTCACAGATTGCTGAGAAAGAAGCTGCCATGCACAAATTCACTGACATGAATCTTCTTAGAATCCAGTTAAAAGGTGATGAAGAGCAGATCCGCAATGATATTTTTGTGGTTGATAAGTCTTTGGCGAGTGTGAGCATTAACGAGAGTGTTGATAAGCGGATCGCAGAACTGGAACAGGAGAGAAAAGATATTGCACAGAAGATTACAGATGTTCAGGCACAACTTGACCTGTTAAAGAAATTTAGCCGGAAGAAGAATGAACTGTTTGAATCTGATGTGAACGAGTATTTGGAGTTTTGCCACGTTAAGATGTTCAGACCGCTTGTGAACGGCGATACCGAGGAATGTTGCGACTTTATCTACAATGGAGAGCCTTACAGCAGAAACATGAACCACGGTGCCAAGATTCTGACGGAAATCGACATTTGCAGAGCATTCCAGAAGAAGTGCGGTGCGGAGTTGCCGATTATGACAGACGATACCGAGAGCCTTGACTCATGGAGAATACCGCAGATTGATAGCCAGTTAATTATGTTCCGAAGAAGTGATGATGCAAGTTTGAAAGTGGAGGAAGTGAAGAATGCCTAATAATGATTATGATATGGATAAAAAAGTTGAGATTTCTGCTGATGAAATGTGCAATATAATTGCAAAAACAATGGCAGAAGAGCCGTTTGATTCTATTATTACGAAGAATCTTGGCATGAGTATTATTTTTTCTCTTTTTGGAGCGAAAATTTCTGCCAAGATATTTGGTGATGAGATAAAGAAAGGAGCTGCGGAGAATGCAGATTAAGAAAGAGACTGTCATTTCCGTTCTGACAACGAGCGGTGAAACGATCAATATTGGTGACACTGTGGTTTTTAATGCAGAGGGCAAGTGCTACACGGGAGTTTACATGGGTCTGACAGATCGTGGAGCATTGAAACTCAAGGGAAAGATTTCCGGTACTGATATCACATGGAACGTGATGCCTAAGAGTATTAAGGAAATTTGCAAGGCTGATGTAAAAGTGAAAAATGATGAATTTGGCAAGTTTATGAACGAGCCGGAAAGTGAGGAATAAATCATGGGAAAATTTAAGGTTGGAGACAGAGTAAAAGTAAAAAAGAATACTGTTATACTCAATATAAGAACTGTGGGGGAATGCGGAACAGTCAAAAAACTCTTGACGGATAATTACTGTTCTGTTGAGTTTGACAAATTTGTAGGCGGTCATGATTGCTGTGGATTAGCCAAAGATGGGCACGGATGGAATTGCGCAGAAGATGCGCTTGATTTAGTGAAACATCAGAATGAAACCATTGTCATCTACCGCAATGACAACAAAGTAGTTGCACTGGACAAGACCAATGGCAAGAAAGCAGAAGCCAAGTGCAATCCGGCTGATGAATTTGATTTTCATGTGGGCGCAAAACTGGCTTTTAGTCGGCTTATGGGCGACGATGTAAAGACTGATATCGGTGTCCGTGAGGTGAAAAGAAAAGCTAAAGTCGGTGAGTATATCAAGGTTGTTGATGCGATGCCTTGTTTGATTCCTTATAAAAACGGAGATATTTTCAAAGTAAATTGCGTTACGACATCAGGATGTATTTGCAAAAAATCTGAGGAAAATGTTGGTTTATGGCACAGAGAGTACGTTGTCCTTGAAAACTACAAACCGGAAGAAAAATCGCAGGAAGATGATGACAGCGAAATCCGTGTCGGTGACATGGTAGAGGTAACACATAGCGGTCATTGCTATTCATCATATGATAAATGGAGTGGACTTGGAAGTTATAGGCAAAATTATGTTAAGGGAGTTTCTGTTGAAGATGGAATGGTTGCAAAGGTTTTGAACATTGCGAAGCATGACAGGGCGCATAATACTTTCCTTGCTCTGATTCAGAATCCCAAGACAACCCAGGTATTCATCATTAACATTAAAGGACTTAAGAAAGTAGAAAGGTAGGTAGAAACATGGCAGACGAAAAGAAACAGGAAAACACAGGAATTGTGGAATACGAATCAAATGGGGAAATTGTAAAAATTTCCCAAACAACGGTAAGAAAGTACCTTGTAAGCGGTGGTGGAAACGTATCGGATCAGGAAGTAATGATGTTTATGTCTCTTTGCAGATATCAGCATCTTAATCCTTTTTTGAAAGAAGCATACCTCATTAAGTTTGGAAACAATGATCCTGCTACGATTGTTACCGGAAAAGATGTTTTTACAAAAAGAGCCGATGCAAATCCGAATTATGCAGGAAAAAAAGCAGGAATTATTGTTCAGAAGAAAGATGGTTCCGTTGAAGAAAGAGAAGGATCTTTTGTCCTTAAGGACGAATCTATTGTAGGAGGTTGGGCTAAAGTGTTTATCAAAGGAAGAGAGACACCGGAGTACCAGTCAGTATCTTTCGATGAATATGTTGGAAGAAAAAAAGATGGAACAATCAACGGTCAATGGTCTAAAAAGCCTGCAACAATGATAAGAAAAGTTGCTGTTGTACAGGCATTAAGAGAAGCTTTTCCGGATAAATTCCAAGGTTTGTATGCGCAGGAAGAATTTCCTGATGTTTCCGATGTGAAACTTGATGTGGAAAAAGTTGTGGCAGAAGAGGTACAGGCAAATGCAAACACTATCGAGTTTCCTGACGCAACATTTGAGGAAGTACCGCAGACCGCAGAGACGTACATTGCCAGCGCAGAGACACCGGATTGCTTTAAGTAGGAGGACACCATGAGAATTATATCGCAGGATGGAACATTAGACATTCCTTATGAGCAGGTGGTTATTCAGAGATTTAATGGTGAAATTTACTTTCTGAATAAGAACCTCATAGGTGTAGAACAACTTTGTGGTGATATGGTTATTGCTGAATATTCCACAGAGGAAAAAGCGGAAGAAGCAATGAAACAACTTAAATATGCGTATCTTTGCCATAACAGAGTAAAAATTGAGAGGGAGTATCCAATTTGTGATGATAAGACACAAGAGGGAATTGGAGGAGTTTATACTTTACTTTCCCACAGGATGATGAGGTAAATGCATGAAACTAAAATGTTTAGGCTCCGGTTCTTCCGGTAACTGCTATCTTCTGACGGCAGATAACGGTGAAACACTTTTACTGGATGCAGGACTTCCTATCATGGACATAAAACGTGGTCTTAACTGGAATATTAAGTGTGTTGTGGGTGCAGTTGTCACCCACGCACACAAAGACCATTCAAATTCTGTTGCAGAATTGATAAAGATGGGTATTCCTGTATGTAAGCCTTATGAATCATTGTTAATGAATCAGTTTTTACCAAACTCTTATTTTACAGCAAGAACTTTTGACCTTACTACACTGGATGGTAAGTGGACACATACCAACGCTGATGGTTCAGAATGCCCTTGCTATGGATTCCTGATTACTCACCCGGAAATGGAGAAATTGCTTTATGTAACTGACACGGAATTTGTTAAGTGGCGGTTCCATGAATTAAACCACATCCTTATTTCGTGTAACTATCAGAAGAAGTACATTACAGAGGATTCCAACGATGCTAAGAAATCCCATGTGTACCGTGGTCATATGGAACTGGAAACGGTAAAAGAATTTGTCATTGCGAACAAATCAGATGCCCTGCAGAACGTCATATTGTGCCATTTAAGCCGTGATAATTCTGATGCCAAAGAATGTGTCGCAGAGGTAAAAAAGATTGCTCCATTGGCGAATGTGGACTATGCGGCAGCAGGCAAGGAATGGATTTTACGGAATGGAAAGGAGTGTCCGTTTTGAGTAACTGGAAGAACATTCAGAAAGCGAAAGCTATTGAAGCGAAGAACCGTGAAAGAATACTGGCGGTCAATCCACACGTGGATGATGGAAGTGGAATTTACTTTCTGACAAGAACAGACGAGGATGGTTTCCGATTTGCGTATGTGGGACAGGCGGTACATATCTTGCAGAGACTGTCTGGACACCTTAACGGATACCAGCACATTGATTTGTCTCTTAAAAGTCACGGATTATATTCTGTGGAAAATATATACGGTTGGAAAATCGGATTCTTACATTATCCGGTAGGAGAACTGGACAAGTGGGAGCAGTACTGGATTAAGCGTTATGCGGACGAGGGTTATCAGCTTCGCAACAAAACAGCCGGTGGTCAAGGTGATGGCAAGAAGCAGATCGCAGAGTACCGACCGGGAAAAGGTTACCGTGATGGACTGGCACAAGGCAAAATCAACCTTGCAAGGGAACTGGCGAACATTGCCGACAAGCATCTGGTCATCAGTTTGAAGCCTGAGAAGCAGAACAATTCCGTGTCGCAAAGACAATTTGTTCGGTTTATGGAACTTTTGCATGGAGAAAAGGATGGTGAAAGTAATGAATAAAACAGACTATGAAGTACTTTTACAATACGTTGAAGAAACTGACAAGGAGTTTTATGAATCTCTTTCTACTCAAAAACAAATTATGTATCTTTGCTATCAATATGGAACTGAATCTTTTAAAAAATACTTATTTAAGTATAGATTTCAGCAAGTCTGCAATAAATTAAAGGAGTTTTTCAGAAAATGGTGAAATACGAAGGTGAATGCTGCGGATGTGCAACTGAAGCTTATCCATGTCTCGGCAATAGGTGCCCGAACATAAATGTGAAACATTTGTATTGCGATGATTGTAAGGAATAGGTAGAGGAACTTTACGAGTTTGACGGTGTACAGTTTTGTAAGGAATGCCTGTTAAAGCAATTTGAGAAGATTACATGAGCGAAAAAAAATACGATTGTAGCTGTTGGAATGAGTACCCAAACACAATGCACTCAATCAACGGACGTACTCACAAACCGTATCAAAGTGGTAGATGGAAATGTGTTGATTGCTACGAATATGTAGGAAAATCAGAATTTGGTGCTACTCATTGCAAAAGGAAAGAGCCAGAACTTGAAAAGAGGTGATACATAAAATGCCAAAACGATATGACAATCCGCAGGAAATTTTGAAAATCATGCGGCAGACAGAACTTTTGAGACAGTCAGCCGAAAGAAGTCCATTCACTGGGATACTGACACTGTTCTGTTATACCTTGTGGAAAGACTACAAGTACTCACAGACGAAGCTTTCTGACTTTTGCTGTAAATTCACCGAGTACAACGAAAAGTACGAGAATGAGCCTTATACGGAGTTACAGAGTAGGCTTAACGATTTTGCAGACTGGACGATTGAGTACAAGGAATTTACCGAAGCTGATTATCCACATTACAAGTCGGTTGTAGCGCAGAACTGCATCCGGGAACAGGTCAGATGTAACAATCTTATCAATGAGTTGTCCACAAGGTACATCCTATATGGAATGGTAATTCTTATGGAAGATGGTTTTGGTAAAAAGAAACTTACGAATTTCAAGGATAAGTTTTCTGACCATATGGACAAAGCCGGAGACAAGTGCAACGGAAAAGATTTCATGGACTTGTGGAAAGAACTGGTGGAAAACACCGGAATCTATATAGAGAAGCCTATTTTTGAGTAAGGAGTTCTAAATGGCAGAAAAACGAATGTTCAGTTCAAAAATAATTGAAAGTGATGCTTTTTTGGATATTCCTGCTACGGCTCAAATGCTTTATTTTCACATCTGCATGAACGCTGATGATGACGGATTCGTGAATAATCCGCGGAAAATCATAAGGATGTGCGGTGCTTCAGATAATGATTTGAAAGTGCTGATAGACAACAGATTCCTGCTATCTTTTGATAGCGGTGTTGTACTGGTAAAACACTGGCGGATTCACAACTACATTCCACCGGATCGTTACAAGCCATCGTGCTACGTGGATGAAAAAAGCAAAATAGGTGTAAAGCTAAACGGATCATACACCACAGACCCTAAAAAGATGGTTTCTCCCGTAGAGGGAAATCCAAAGAAGCGTTGTTACGACAACGAAATCAAACTTGATAAGAGGTGACACAAATGCAGATGACAGGCTATGAATTGTTGGAAAATTATGAAAAAGCGGAGGATAAGGACAAACAGATTCAGATTCTTGCGGATCTGAACCACATTCCGGTTGATATGGTGAGTTTTGTGATTGATAACAGTGAGAAATTTGATACTTCAGAGACACCATTGTCTACAGAAGAATTTACAAAGTGGTGTGAGACGGAACTTGACCGTGTGGATGCTCATATCCATGCACAGGAAATATATTACAGAGAAATTTGCAATGTATACAGAATCGCAAGTACATACGGAAAAAGGAGTGTAGCTGTATGAGAGAGGGAACAGGAAACTTTCAGAACGGTGACTTACTCTACATGGCTACACATCCGGTTGCTGATGCTATTAGAATCGGACGCACGAAGCCGTATGACTGCAGTTACCCGGTGATGGAGAGCAAGCCGAGGATTCCGGAAAGGAGTAAGGATGGAGAGACTGACAGAAAGAAATCCGTCATGGATTGATGATGAAATGTGGGAAAGGGCATGCGAACCGGATTGTGAGGCAATAGATGCAGTTTATCGAAAACTCAAAGCCTATGAGGATGCCGAGGAACAGGAATTGTTACTGCGGTTGCCTTGCAAGGTGGGAGATACAGTTTATGTAGTCACTTCTCCATTTAATGTGTTTGATGATATTGAATATGATGAGAACATGAAAGACGAAGTCTATGAAGCTTATGTTTCTAGTGTATCATTTTATGAAAGCGGAGAACAATATAGAATTTACGCTAAGGTAACAAATCATTTTATAGGAGTATATTTTAGAGAATGTGATTTTGGCAAAATAGTATTCTTAACAAAAAACGAAGCCGAAGCCAAACTGGCAGAAATGGAAGGTGCGGAATGAAGAGAGAAGAAGCTATTTACTGCTTAAAAGCTCAGAGCGAACGGTACTCAGAGGTTTGTGAAGAATGTCATCTGTACGGACAAACAGGAGTAGATCATTGCTGTGAGGAAGCATTACAAATGGCAATCACCGCCTTGCAGAATCAGCCGGTGTGGATTCCGGTGAGTGAGAGACTGCCGGAAAAGATATCGGAAACTATCCGATAAATATGGTTACTTTTGATACTGGAGAAGTGTGTATTGGTGTTTACAGACATGACAACAAAGAGTGGTGGACGAGAACAAACGAAGGTAAAACTTTATACGGTACAGATCATGTAGTTATAGCTTGGATGCCACTGCCGGAGTCGTACCGAGAAAGAGAGGAATGATATGAAAGATGGAATACATCCTAATGGATATGCAGTGACAAATAAACAGACAAACGCAGACCGGATCAGGAGCATGACGGACGAGGAGTTGGCAATGGCGCTATTATGTGTACTGCGGAATTTATTAAAAAGTGACAAGGTATGCGATTTTAGTCATGATTGTAAAGATTGTACGTTGGCATGGTTACAGAAAGAAAGTGAGGAATGAAGGATGCAAGATAGATATTTATTCCGTGGAAAGCGGATTGATAATGGAGAATGGGTACATGGTTACTTGTTTGATGATGGATTTGAAAATGGAAGAGTATTTATTGGCGGAATTGTTATTGAAAAATACAATGGAACTGCTTGTGATGATTGGAATGTTACTGGTATAAATTTCTACGAGATAGACCCGAATACCATCTGCCAGTGTACCGGACTGAAGGACAAGAACGGTAGGGTGATTTGGGAGAATGATATTGCTAGTTATTCCGATTTAATCACAAGAGATAAAAAAACAATTTGCATTGAATGGAACAAAATGCAAGCGTCATTTGTTAGAAAATATAGAAGTCCTATGGGTTTGCAATATCTTTATCTTGACGAATATATAGCAAGTAGAATGGAAGTTATCGGCAATACGTTTGACAGCCCGGAACTGTTGGAGGGGTAGCCATGACGGAGAATGAAGCAATAGAAAAATTACATGCATATCTTGAATGTGAAAGCCGTAGAGCAAAAATTGTAAGTTGTAATGAAAGTTGCGATGATTGCGAATTATGTTATATGCAGGGTACTGGCGCTGAACACATTACAAGTGTGAAAACAGCAATTAAGGCACTGGAAGAGGTGCAACAGTACCGCCAGATCGGAAAGATTGGCACCTGTAGAAATGCCGTTGAGATCTGCAAAGCTATGATCGAGCGTGGGATTGACCAGGACAATATCGCAGAATACATAAAATTTGAGGATAACCTAGTGCAGAGAGGGTACGACCTCAAAAAGCTGATTGAGATGATGGAGGAGCATAAGCAGTACCGTCAGATCTGCACGGTGGAGGAATGTTTGCGGAATAAGGATTTCTTGGATTTCCTTGCGGACAAGATGAACCCGAACGATTTTGAAACATATTTGAGTATGTACAATTCATCTGGCGAGAAACAGGAGGATGAACGATGGGAAAATTGATTTATGCGGATAAATTAAAAGCGGATTTAGAAAAAGCAATTTCAAAGAATGAAGATATGGATTGCTTAGACTTTTTACGTGCTGCCTCTGTTATTGATGCGCAGCCGACCGCCTACGACCCGGATAAGGTTGTGGAGCAGTTGGAAGAACGCACAGCATTCCTTAAAGACTGTACAAAGTATGGAAATAAGACAACAGAGCAGCAGTCAAAATCTTACGACACTATGATGATGTACGAAGTCAAGGATTTGGTAGATGATTTGTTGGAGATTGTAAAGGCAGGTGGAACAGATGGCAATTAAACCGATTTTATTCAACACCGAGATGGTTCGGGCGATTCTGGAAGGGAGAAAGAGTTGTACGAGGCGAATCAATAAAGATGCAAATGAGTATACCGTACCGGATATGGATTTTTACAATGCTGACAGGCGGACTTACGCAGTACATAATTATTCGGACAAAGAACACAAAAATAAGTTAAGTATAGCAGAACGTACCTGCCCTATCTGCCCGGGGGATGTTCTGTATATTCGCGAGACATGGACGGAGGAATGTGGAAAATATTATTATCGTGCGGACTATGACAGCGATTATTTAGACCCATTTGAAACCTTATCTGGTGGTTATCCGGCAAGTTGCAGAAATCATCCTGGATGTGACGGATGTATGGCAACTTCAACGAGAATACATTGGCACCCATCAATCCACATGCCGAAAGAAGCAGCTCGTATCTGGCTGAAAGTTACGGATGTAAGAGTAGAGCGGTTGCAGAGCATTACCGTAGAGGGAGCGATCAAAGAAGGAGCAGAAGGAGAAAACTGCCACCATACAAATGCAGGAGCGTTCGGATGCACCGACTGTATGAATACTGGATGGATTGTACCTCCACAGATTGAATTTATGCAGATCTGGGATTCGACCATCAAGAAATCTGATCTTGACCGCTACGGCTGGGATGCGAATCCTTACGTTTTCGTGATAGAATTTGTGAAAATTGATAAGCCGGAGGAAATACAAAATGCATGATATGCCACATTCAGAAGAGAGTAAAAAGAAAATGAGTGATTCTCATAAAGGAATTGTCAATAACGCAAGGAGAAGAAAAACTATTGTAAAAGACGGTATTATATTATATCAATGCGGAATATGCAAAGAGTTTAAACCGTATGAGGAATTTTATAAGAATAAGCGGACGATTCTTGGGAGTACGCCAGAATGTAAGAAATGCCATTGCAAAGAAAGCATAAGAACGAGAAATAAGGATACTGCAAGAGAAAATAATCAAAGGTATATGGAACGTGCGAGAAAAGCAGATATCGAAAAATTCAGAGAGCGTGACCGTAATCGTGAAAGAGAAAAAGATGAAAAGTATGTAGCAAGGAGAAAATTAAATAATGCTGTAAAACGTGGTGATGTTGTAAAACCAGAATTTTGTGAGGAATGCGGTAGAAAAGTAAGATTGACTGCACATCATGATGACTATTCAAAACCTTTAGATGTTATATGGCTATGCTATAAATGTCATGGAAAAAAGCATAGAAAAGATTGATTGTGGGTCTGGGCAATAGAATTTGAGCGGTGTGAAAAGCCGGAAGGAGTGTGAATATGGCAAAAGCAGTGTTGGTAATGGATATGCCGGAATGTTGTGCTGATTGTAGAGTTGCAACCAGTGATTTAGAAGGATTATATCATTGTGCAATAACAGATAATTATTATTCCATAGACGAAAGTCTTAATGGAAGAGATAGTTCGTGTCCGCTCCTGGAACTGCCGGAGAAAAGACGTACAGTAGGGAAAGAAAGTGAGAATGACAAACTGATGTTGAATGCAGGATATAATGCTTGCTTAGATGAAATCTTAAAGGAGTGTGATGCAGATGGAACCCATTGATTACACCGCCCTGTACGAGCAGAACGAGGACTTTAAGAGGTACGTTGACCGATACTGCGTAAAGCACCGAATCAGCGTTGCAGAAGCCTTACAGCACTACCTTGTGCGCATGGCAGGACGGATGTACAAGGAACAAGCAGAAACGATAGTTAGATAAAACCAAGAAAGGAGCCGAGACTCTGGCCAGAGTGAAGCATATGCGGTCTCCTTGAAAAAATGAAAAAATTAAAATGTGAGATTTACAGAGATTCAATGCAGAACTATAAGAAATATGCCATACCTCCGGCACAGCTTATCATTGCCGATGTCCCGTATAATGTCGGCAAGAACTTCTACGGCAGTAACCCTATGTGGTACAACGGTGGGGATAATAAGAACGGAGAAAGCAAGCTGGCAGGCAAGGCGGCATTCAATTCCGATTTCAACTTTAATCTGTATGAGTATTTCCATTTCTGCTCAAAGATGCTGAAAAAAGAAGACAAGAATAGCGTTACCAGGGGAAGAAGTAGCAACAGCCCTTGCATGATCGTGTTCTGCTCTTTTGAACAGATGCCTACGCTGATTGATGCCGCCTATAAGCATGGATTCGTCCATTACATACCGTTGGTATTTGTTAAAAATTACAGTCCGCAGGTGCTTAAGGCAAATATGCGTGTGGTTGGTGCTACTGAATATGCTCTTGTGTTCTACCGTGACAAGCTGCCGAAGTTCCGGAACGGTGCAAAGGTTGACGAGGACGGAAAGACAATCCGTGGCACTGGGAAAATGATTTTTAACTGGTTCACATGGGAGAAAGACGGAAAAGATATTCCGAAAATCCATCCGGCACAGAAGCCGGTATCGGTACTGAAAAAACTGATAGAGATTTTTACAGATCCCGGTGATGTAGTGATTGATCCTTGCTGTGGTAGCGGAAGTACCTTAAGAGCAGCCGCAGAGATCGGGAGAAGTGCATTCGGATTTGAGATTGACCGCAACTTTTATCAGAGAGCCAAAAATGAGATGATTGTCTTTGAAAGAGATAATCAGATTAGTTTTGAGGATATTCCGGGGGTGATGCCGTAATGGATTTTGGATATTACAACATGGATTGCATGGATGGGATGAAAGAGTTCCCGGATGGTTACTTTGACCTTGCGATTGTGGATCCACCGTATTTCTCAGGACCTGAACGAAGAGGATTCTATGGTAAAAAGATATCTCCAATAGGTGTACAGAGGATATACGAAAAGTCAGAATGTTGGCAGGTGCCGGATGAAGATTATTTCAAAGAATTGTTTAGGGTGTCAAAAGAGCAGATAATTTGGGGATGTAATTATTTTGAATATCCATTCAGTCCAGGAAGAATTGTATGGGACAAGTGCAATGGTAACAGTGATTTTTCAGACTGCGAGATCGCTTACTGCAGTATGCATGATTCTGTAAGATTGTTCAGTTATATGTGGAACGGAATGTTTCAGGGAAAGTCCATTACTGAAGGAACTATTCAGCAGGGGAATAAGGCATTAAATGAAAAGCGTATCCACCCTACACAAAAGCCGGTAGCACTATATGAATGGCTCCTAAACCGCTATGCAAAGCCCGGAGACATTATCTTGGACACACATGTAGGCAGTGCCAGCAGCTTGATAGCCTGCTACAGAACCAACCATCCATATGTTGGCTTTGAACTGGACAAGTATTATTATGATTTATCCAAAAAGAGATTAGATGCAGAAATGGCACAAATGCGATTATCTGATTTTATGCCGGAGGTGATGCCATGAAAAATAACATTATCATTGACTGCTTTGCCGGTGGCGGCGGAGCAAGCGTAGGAAGTGAAATAGTAACTCAAAATTTGAGTTAAGAAGTGAAAAATTTAATTAAAAATTTGAGTTACTATTTGAGTTGTTTTAAATAAGTTAAATTAGGATTTAGGGAGCGTTTATGAAAATATCAAAGCTATTAAATTGTATAAAAGAAAATCTGAATAGTGGTTGTTTGACTCTTGATTCAGAAGTATGTATCAGAAATGATTGGGGAGATATTTACCCTGTAGAAGATATAAGGATTGAAGAAAATGAGTTATTATTAGCGGATCAAGAACCTACTTAAACTGAAATATTAGAATTTAACGGAGGTAGAACATGAGCTGTATGCGATGTATCTGCGAGCATTGTGCAAATAATCCCAACTGCTTTGACCATTGCCAGGGTGAGATGGATGAACCGTGCTTTAACTGTGATGATTGCATTCACTGGGATGGCAAGACAGGACGGGAGATGTGGCGAGACGAGTGCCCCAAGTACAAGATAACCGAGTACTGGGCAGCGCATCTCCGGCGCAAAATGAAAATCATTTAAAGTTTAGTGGAGGAAATAAATTATGGGAATGACGAGGAATCAGCTTGCTTTGGTACGATATGTTGCTGAAAACAATATACAAAAAGCCAAAGATGCAGCTCTTTGCTGCTGTGCGGAAGATACAACTCAGAAGAATCACTATGCAGTCACAAAATATCAAAGTCTATTACGATCTGGTGGAATGAATCTTATGGAGCTACCAGCAAATGTTTCCAGTTTTGCAACGATGGAAGATCTGACAAATACATACTTAGAAAGCAGATATTATCTGACCAATGAAGAAAAGGAATTATTCGAACTGATCAAGAACATGAATGATGTGAGTTTACAGCTTATGGAGAAAAAGATTCCGTATCTGAATGCAACATTGCTCTATGGCGAGAGCGGAGTCGGGAAGACGGCTTTTTCCAGGTATGTAGCATATAAACTTGAAATGCCGTATTTATATGTGAATTTTTCAAGAATGCTTGATAGTTATCTTGGTGGAACTGCAAAAAATCTTACGAATCTGTTTAATTTTATCAATCAGCATCAATGCGTTGTAATGTTGGATGAAATCGACAGCTTGGCAGTAAAGAGGGAATATGGTGGAGGAGGAGCGAGCGCAGAGGTTTCCAGAAGTACAACATGCTTGTTACAGCTGTTAGATGCAGTTACTAACGACCATGTAATCATTGCCGCAACAAACCTCATAGATGATGTTGATACTGCAGTGAAGCGTAGATTTACAGAAAAGCATGAGTTACATAGGCTTTCAGCGGAAGACAATGAACGGTTTATCAGACAGTACCTTGACGATGCAGGGTTTTCTTATGATTTGGATTCTGTTAGAAAGTATGCTGCAGAAAATCATTCACAAGCTGAAATTATGACGCATGTAACAAGAAGCATTGCAAGTACACTTATCAACAAGTGGGAACTGGTAATGTTGTAAACTGAAATATCGCAAAAATTGTGTAACGAAAAAAACAATAGGCATGTTAGGTAAGATGAATGATCTGATGGGCGGATATACCGTTATAGTTACAACCAAACAGGTCCAGCGGCGCAGACACAAAAAGAAGCGCATCAATAAAAAGTGGATTAAGCGGTATGGATACATCACCAAGGATTGGCAAAAACGCGGAGAAACGGTTGTAGATCAGGTACATATGACCATGTATATGAATCAGGCAACATATAATGATCTGATTATTGCTCTGAAGAATAGGTAAAAGAAAGGAGATAGGCCTATGCCAAGACCCAAGAAAGAAGGTAAGAAGAAAATCCGGAAAGATATCAGCATGGATCCGGAGCAGTACGAGAGATTAGTGGATTACTGTCACCAGCAGGACAGACCTATCTCCTGGGCGATCCAGAAGGCGCTGGATGTATATTTATCGGAGGTGTAATATGAGAAGAATACGGCTTGTTAAGGTATTAGCACCGGAGAGCGTGGCAAGAACGTATGACAGTGCAGGAAACAGAGTAGACGAAGATTTCCGCTGTGTGGAATGCGGCATGGGAGTTGCCCGGGAATATGCCTGCTGTCCTTATTGCAAATGTGAACTTGACTGGGACAGGGTTATAAGTTCTTCTGATTGCGCATTTCGGAAATTGTTTGGTTGATTATTTGTGTAATTATGTGTAACGTTACACAACAAAACTGAAATATTAGGATTTAGTGGAGGAATGTAATATGTTTGGAACAATGTTTTGCCAATATGAAACACCATGTGGATGGTGTGTAAGGCTAAATAAAGAATGTACGGAAAAAATAAAATGTAAACCTAAAAAAAGGATGGCTATAGCTGAAGAAAATGAGATTCTTTCAGAAGAGGCTAAAAAAGCAGGATGGAATTCTGGTGTTATGAACATCTAAAGTGAAATATTAGGATTTAACAAAGGAAGGTGAAAGTGTGAAAAGCATATTAAAATATCCGGGAGCAAAGAATCGTCTTGCATCTTGGATATGCGAATACATACCGAAGCATGATGTTTATGTAGAACCTTTTGCTGGTAGCTTGGCGGTGTTTTTTAATAAGCAGCGCAGTCACATTGAGACAGTTAATGACATCGATGAAGAAATAGTAAATTTCTTCCGCATATTGAGAGATCGAAGTGACGAACTGGAACGTGCGATAGAATTTACACCATTTTCTAGGTCAGAGTATAAGGCAGCTTATGAACCATCTTATAATGATTTAGAGAGAGCGAGACGATTTGCTGTTAAATGCTGGATGGGATTTGGGTGCGGGAATTTGTATCAGAATGGTTTTAAATCAGGCCAACAGACTAATTCTCCAAATCCGGCCAGAGCGTGGAGCGAACTTCCTGAAATAATGAAACTGGCTACTGAGAGACTAAAGGGAGTTCAGATTGAGAATTTACCGGCCTTAGAATTGATAAAAAGATATGATACGGAAGATGTTTTTATTTATGCAGATCCGCCGTATTTACACGGAACTCGGAAAAATTATCTTTATAAACATGAAATGAAGGATGCAGATCATGAAAAATTGTTAAACGTGTTGGTTAAACATCCGGGAAAAATTCTTCTATCAGGATATGATAATGATATGTATAACGATGTACTTCAGGGATGGAATAAGGTTCAGAAGAATACCAGAGCAGAGGGAGGACGTGCAAGGACGGAAACACTGTGGATGAATTATGAAGTTGAAAACGGACAGCTATCGTTAATCATGTAAACTGAAATTTAGCGAAGGAGACTGGCTTATGAAGTTGTCAAAACTGACTAAGCCGGAACTTGATGAAATCTTCCGGAACGCCAATTTTACGGAAGAGGAAGAGAAAGTGTTTTGGGATTTGTCTAGGGGAATTTCTCAAAAAGAAATATCCTTTAGACATTCCATTTCTGTAACTACTGTAGAAAGAAGAGTGAGGTCTATAAAAAATAAGCTTAAGCGGTTAGAAGGTGATAGATTTGGAACTTTCTAATATGGAAATATTGCAATATGCCGTTAGCAATGGTATTATTGACACGGCACTTTTGCAAGAAAAAATTGAAATGCAGAAAAGAGAGGAGATACTTAAAAAACATCAATACGATATATGGAAAGGCAAAGACGATAAATGGAGAACTTACTTGCCGGATAAAGAAAAAGGGAGGAAATTAGTAAAAAGAAAAGATCAAAAAAGCATTGAAGATGCTGTGGTTTTGTATTATAAATCATGTGAAGAAAATCCAACATTGCGAGAAATATTCAACGTTTATAACGACAGTATACTGGCAAATGGGAAAATATGTGATTCTTCACATTTGAGATATACCCAGGATTTCAATATGTTTTATGGTATAATCGAAAGCAAAAAGGTAAAAACAATAACATCTGATATGTTATGCGATTTTATTGAAAGCAGAACCGCAGAATTAAAGCTGACAAACAAGGAATTTTTAAACGTAAAAACAATTACAAAAGGTATGTTTAAACGTGCGTATAGAAATAAACGTGTCGATTTCCGAATAGAAGAAGATGTGTTGAATGTCATTGATATGTCTGATAAATGCTTTAGAAAAGTTAAAAAAGCAGATTACCAGGAGGTATTTTCCGAGGAAGAGTATGTAAAGTATATAGAATTTTTGGAAGATAACCTTGATATTTGGAATATGGCATTGCTTTTAATTTTAGTCACTGGATTGCGTGTAGGAGAAGTAGTTACTCTGAAAAGAGAAGATATTAAGTGTGAGAACGAAAACTACTATGTTGAAATAAAACACACAGAAACAAGATATAAAAAAGACGGAAAATACATATACGCAATTAAGGACGCGCCAAAAACAGAAGCAGGGTTTAGAAAAGTTGTTGTTCCTAATCAATATAACTGGTTATGCAAGCAATTACTGATAAGAACTCCTGCGGAAACATATATTTTTGTAAACCCGGATAAAGGAAATAGATTTACTACAAATAGTCTGCGTAGGAGGCAGGAAAGAAATTGCATTAAAATAAATACATATCAGAAATCTCCTCATAAAAGCAGAAAAACGTATGGATCTATTCTTTTGGATAACAATATTGATGAAAATATGGTTATTCAGCAAATGGGGCACACGGATATTGAAACTACAGAGATGCATTATCACAGAAATATGAAGAGTGTTTGTAGAAAGGCAGAATTACTTAATGAGATTCCGATATTTGAAACAAAATTGTCTTGATTACTTTTTTGATTACCTCTTGATTACCACAAAAAAAAGAAAGTGTCAAAACCCCAGTAAACATGAGACCTTGACACTAACCCTGAATCGGAGTGGCGGGATTCGAACTCGCTATCCAAGTGCTAAAAATTCAGTGTTTACGCGTGTTTTGGACAAAATCTTTTGATTACCTTTGATTACTTTTATATATTTTAAAAAACGAAAGGAGATTCTTGCAAAAGTGCAAAAATTTAATAATGAATGATTTTTGATGGATAAGTGACGGTTTTACCGTCTTTTTTTATGCAAAAATTTAAGCATAAGGAGGAATGACCTTATGGCAAAATTCAGATTTTCAGATGAAGCACTGGAACGTATTTTTAGTAAAGAACAGATGGGAAGTGTTCCGCTTAAATATCAATCAATCGTAGTCCATGCCACAGAGGAAGTTATAGGAGAACTTGGTAATGCTTATGAATTTCAGTCCGTTGGGACTTTTGAACAAACCGACATATCAGACCCTTGATGAAGTGGAAATTTCGAAACAGATAGAATCAATGGAAGAAAAGGAGAATAGCCATGCCACAGCCGATTATGAATCCAAACTACTACAATCCGCAGTATAGGACACCTATGTACGGACAATTTATGCCACAGCAGGAACAATTCCAGCCACAGCAGTTTATGCAACAGACACAGCAAAATGCGGTACAGATGTACGGTCGCATTGTGCCTGCGCAGGAGTGCATAGCACCGAATGAGGTTCCTATGGATGGCAATACGGCATTTTTCCCTAAACAGGATATGTCAGAGATCTATGCTAAATACTGGGGAGCAGACGGAAAAATCTATACAAGGCTCTATAAGCCCGTTTTAGATGCAGACCCTAACAATTCACCACAGACAGCAGAAAAGACGAAATTTGACCTATCAGACGAAGCCACAGAAGTATTTATGAATCGGTTTGATGAACTGGAGCAGAAGATTGAGCAGTTGAAAACTTCGCAATCGCAAAGAAAAACTCAGCAATCGCAAAGAAAGGATGATGCAGAATGAATATGATGAACCCTATGCAGATGCTTAAGACAATGGGGAATCCACGACAGTTTATCCAAAATATGATGGGAAACAGTCAGATCATGTCAAACCCTATGGCTAAAAATATAATGGGCATGGCTCAAAAAGGAGATTTTGCTGGAGTAGAGCAGTTAGGAAGAAATATTGCTAAGGAACGAGGTATGGATTTTGATTCAGAATTTGATAAATTCAAGCGTCAGTTTCCTATGAAGTAGATACTAAATTCTTGCAAGATTAAGTATAAAAAATCTTATATGGAGGTAAAAATTATGTTTGAGAGTAACAATACTCCCTTTACCATGCCTGTTATGCCTGCCAACAGCGGATATGGAAACAACGGTGCATGGGGTGACGATGGAGCATGGTGGATTATTATTTTCGTCCTTTTCTTCGCTTTTGGCGGTTGGGGCGGTAATGGATGGGGCGGTAATGGCTCTAACTCCAGTTACTACACCGATTCTGCATTGCAAAGAGGGTTCGACACCCAGTCTATCATCGGTAAACTGGACGGAATCAACAACGGTCTGTGTGACGGATTCTACGCTGTAAACAACGGTATGCTTACCGGATTTAATGGCGTAAATACCAATATTTTACAGACCGGCTATGGCATCCAACAGGCTATCAATGCAGACACCGTAGCAGGAATGCAGAATGCTAACGCTTTACAGGCACAGTTAGCGCAGTGCTGCTGCGATACCCGTGAAGCTATCCAAGGTGTGAACTACAATATGGCAACGAATACTTGCGCATTGCAGAACACCATGAATAACAACACTCGTGACATTATCGACAGTCAGAATGCCGGTACGAGAGCAATCCTTGACTACTTATGCCAAGACAAGATTGCAACTCTGACCGCAGAGAATAACGATCTGCGCAGAGCAGCTTCACAGGATCGGCAGAATGCACTTCTCACTACTCAGATGGCGGCTCAGACACAGCAGATCATCAACACTGTGAAACCTGCACCTATTCCTGCATATCAGGTTCCCAACCCTAACGTATATTACGGGTGTGGTTGCAACACTGGTTGCGGATGCTAAAACTGCATATCGAGTAACTTAACCTTATGGTTATGTCTGCTATGCAGAATTACTGACAACATGGGGCAGACTGCATGGTTTGCCCCTATTATTTTGAAAGAGAGGTACTTTTTATGGCTGAATATACAGCAGTAGCATTACAGACTGTGGCAGCAGGAGCAGACATTGCTTTTACCGAAACTGCCGTGAATGGAAGTGGTTGTATCACTCACAGAGAGGGATCCGGGATTGTGAAGTTAAGAGGTATCACTAATCAGTGTCGTGCAAGATTCCTTGTAAGTTATTCCGGCAACATTCAGATTCCCACGGGTGGAACTGTTGAGGAAATTTCCCTTGCACTGGCAGTAGACGGAGAACCTTTACAGTCCACAAGAATGATTGTAACTCCGGCAGCAGCAGAGAATTTACAGAATGTTAGTTCACAAGCATATATTGACGTTCCAAGATGCTGTTGTTCAACAGTTTCGGTAATGAATACATCAAGTCAGGCAGTAGAGGTTCAGAACTCTAATTTAATCGTTATTAGGCAGGCTTGACAAGTATTCTTTAATAAGTCTTTCCAGTATTGCTGATACAGGAAGGTGTTCTTTGATTGCTTGAATTTTAATCTTTTTCAGTAATTCGCTTTCCATTGTTGTTGTGAATTTGATTTTTGACATTTTAAAACCTCCTTTTTAAGTGTATTTTACCATAAATACGTATTGACGTAAAGTTATAAAATTGATATAATACACGTAAAATGGTATATACGTATAAAGGAGATTGAGAAATGGCTTTTAAGAAAGGAAATACACCATATAATTTTGATGATTTGACAGGAAAAATATTTAACCGCCTGACAGTTGTTGAAAGAGTATATAAGGAGAACACCAAAAAGACATATTGGAAATGTAAGTGTTCTTGTGGAAAAGAAACAATTGTTGAAAGCTCGAAAATCAAAGGTGGATACACCAAGAGTTGCGGATGCCTTAATGAAGAAAACAGAAAGAACCATATAGAAGAATTAACTACACATAAAATGAGCGGTACTAAATTATTTAAAATTTGGTGCTCTATGAGAAAAAGATGCGAAAACGAAAAAGAAACGGCATATATGTGGTATGGCGGCAGAGGCATTAAGGTATGTTCTGAATGGAAAGGTGAAAATGGATTTCAAAATTTTTATAACTGGTCTGTAAAGAATGGCTATAAAAATGGATTATCCATAGATAGAATAGATTTTAACGGAAACTATGAACCATCAAATTGCCGTTGGATTACGCAAAAAGAGCAATGCAACAATACAAGAAGAAACATTTACATTGATTACAATGGAGAGCGAAAAACATTAAGTGAGTTATGTGAAATCCACAATTTGAAATATGAAATTATGTACCATAGGGTTTGCAACTTAGAACTTCCTTTTGAAATTGCTATGAATTTAAGTGGATTTTGCAAAACGTATTACAACGGGAAAGAAGTAGATTTGAGACTAATATCAAGAGATAAAAAGATCGATTATAAAATTTTATTAAAAGAAATATTGGTAAACAAAAAAGATATAGAACAAGTTATATCAGAATATGGAGGTAAATAAATTGGATGTTAAAAGAATGCATGAAATGATTGAAAAACTTTCTGAATGCGCTAAAACGCAGTTTGACAAAGGAATTGACAAAGTAGATACTTGCGAAATGGGAAACGTCATTGATATGATTAAGGACTTGTCCGAAGCTATGTACTACCGGGAACTGACAAAAACCATGCAGGAATATGACCCGGACGAAAACATGGAAATGTTTGAACGTTATGGTGACGGTGGCAAGCGTTTCTACGACCATTACCGCTATGCTGATGGAAGATTTGCACCGAAAGGGCATGGAACGTACCGTAGAGGATATGAGGAACCGCCTTATTATCACATGACACCGGAAATGTATCACCGTGACATGGACAGAGACATGGGGCGTATGTACTACACGGAAACTTCTTTATCCGGTATGCGTGATTCAAGAGAGGGCAGAAGCGGCATGAGCCGTAGAGCCTACATGGAAAATAAGGAACTGCACAAAGCTAACACTCCTGCGGACAAGGAAGCAAAAGTGCGTGACCTGAACACTTACATGACGGAACTGGCAACGGATATGTCTGAAATCATCAACGATGCCACACCGGAAGAGAAGTCCGTCCTTAAGAGTAAACTGTCCGCACTGGTAACAAAAATCGGATAACACACATAAGGGGCTTATTTAGCCCCTTTTATGTTGGAGGTGGTAAGATGTTCACGATAAATGGTATCGTTTGGAATTTAAGGCTTGTAGAGCCACACAGCACTATGCTAATGCGTTCTGATAACACATACACGTTTGGAATGACAGACAGAAATACGCAGTGCATTTATATTTCCAACAGAATCAATGGCTCATTCTTTGACCGTGTTCTCTGCCATGAGTTGTGCCATGCGTTTGCATTTTCATACAACCTTACCATGCCGATTGAGGTAGAAGAGATTGTTGCAGACTTCCTAGCCACTTATGGAAGAAATGTGTTTACACTGGCTGATGAAATTATCAAAGATTACATGAGAATGCTTGCGTAGTGCTTTTACAAATGCTATAATTAATAGTGACCAAACTATAATTTATACCAGCTGAACAGTAGCAATACTTTTCAGCAAAAGCGCATCAAACATGTATTTTTAAAAGAAGAGTGTCCTTGTCGTGGAGGACATTCTTTTTTTACACAAAAATAAGGACATTCCGTAGAATGCCCTTAAAATCCTATATTCTATTGTAATTTTATGACTTCTTTATGACCGGTCCATATACTTGTTTCATATTCCAGTTCAATACTCTGTGCATCCTGTGGAACTACAAATGCAATTTTGTAAGAGGTATTTCTTCCACTTGAAATATTCGCATTCAACGAAGAGTTTTCCACAACAATGTAATTCTGTTCGCAATCTGTATTGTCTGCGTAGCACTGGAAATCATAAATGCTTACATACTTATCATCTTTGCTGTTATTCTGATAGGAAACATCAATCATTATGTATTTCATTCCGTCTGCCGGAGTGTTCCAACCGTATTCATCCTCATAGTCAGTGAAATCAAGGTCAAAGTCATTGATTGTGACTTGCAAGCCGTCCGCATCGAATGTGTAACCGGGAGAAATGACAGTATCTGACTTATTTATGATAGGCTCCGGTGCCTGTTCCTCTGTAGATTCTACAGAAACTTTTACTTCTGCAATAGGTATAGTAACATCGTCACCAGGTTTGTTACCTATGTTGTAAACTATGATTGCAAGAACACACCATATAATAGCAAACCATGAACCAGTATGCAATTTATTCTTTTTATCACCAGTAGCAATGTCGATTATTGCAAGAATAACAGCAACCGGAAGAGTAAATGTCAAAATAGAAAACACAGCCGCCAACGTACTTAATGTGCTCTGCTTTTTCTTAGGCGGCTTTTGATTGTTCTGAACTGTCTGATTTTTTTGCTGTTCCAAAATGTCAATATCAAATTTAGACATGCAAGAATCACAATAACCTATTCTGTGATATATCGGCAGTCCTTTTTCGTCCGTAGCCACTTGTTCCGGAACAACTCTCATTTCTTTACCACATTTGTAGCAATTCATAATATTTCCCCCTATAGGTTTTATTAAAAATCTCATTTTTTGAGACTTTTTTCGTAAAAAATTTTTGGTCAACCGTTTTGATACCCCCGTAGGTCTGCATTTTCAACCGAAAATCTCGTTTTCAGAGGTTTTTGAAAGAAAAATTTTTGACAAAATTATAATGCCTTTTTCAAAATACCCCCCGGGGTAGCACTTTTCAAGCTGAAAAATCCGTTTTCAGAGTTTTTTCGCAGATTTTTTCAGACCGATTCAAGGCGTAAAACACCTGTTCACTTTTGCGGTGCAAGTCCTGGACCGGTCACCAGGTCAACGTGTCGCAGCTTTTCCAAGGTCTCCGACTGCCGAAAGCATGGAATCATACGCAGACAGCAACAGCTCCGCAGATTCCGCAGACAGACCACCGGCGGCATTCTCTACCCTTATGACGGTTTCCAACCGTTCCCCGGCATCCGCTACGATCTCCATGATATCGTATACATGACCGATTCCTACTTTTCGCATTTTGATAAAATCCCCCTTGTAATATTTGATTTTACACCAAGACAGCGCAAGCCGTCAATATATCTGGGTGCAGGATCTGACCGGATCCGGTGGAAGAGTAACACAAATAGACCGCCAGGCGGCATCAGATCCCACTGAACACGACAAAAAGACGGTTGTAAGCCGTCTCAGACTGTAGACAAAACGCTTTTGGTCAGCACTCCAGAAGCGTTTTTCTTGTT